CTCGAAGTGCTGGCGGCTACGCATCATACCCTTCAACCCTGGGTGATCTCTCTTTGCGCTGATCCTGACCAACACTACGAGGTGTTCGGTGAGGTTTGCCCAAATTTTGAAGAGAGTCCTACCCCCTTCTTACTAGACGGCTCGTTTTACTGGCCGTGTGAGACCTTGAACAGTGAGACGACCCTACAAGGGCTCAAGGCCTGGGCCGACCACTTCTGGCCTGACTGGTCTCCTACCTTCGAGGAGGCAAAGATCTATGAGTCTTCGTCCTACTTCGACGAGCTGGAAGAGGCGTTTCAGGAAGTCTACCTCCTCTCTCCCCCCTCCGAGCTTACGGCAGCTCTCCTCGACCACTTACATGAAGAGGGGTTCATGATCGTCTCGGTACTGGACGAGGGGATAATCGTACACACGACCTCTTCCCGCATCCCGCACCTCCAGAAAGCCTTCCCCAAGGTGACGGCGGCGAAGCTCCAGACCACGGGTGAGCTATGATAGCAGAAGTTCTCGCCATTTTGAGGTTAGAAGATTCCGAGATATTGCGCCTTTACAGGGAAGAGCCCGACCTGTGTGTGATGCTTGCCATGCAAGAGAAGATCTGGGACCTTCACACCACTAGAGACCCTCTTTTACCAAAGTACACCACTCAAGTGACCCTGGTCAAAGTAGACAGCTTACCCGAGTATCTTAAGGGGCCTCAGTACATGCTCAAGCAGTTCGTCCTGAACATGTACTCCAAGAACTACAAGGTGAACGAAGCCAAACGGATCGCAGAGGTGACCTCTATAGCCTCTAACCGTCAGTTCAGGGCGTTGCTCACCTACCTCGTGATACGCAAGAGGTTTACCAAGGAAGAGGTGTCCCGGCACTTGGAACATCGGTACCACCTTCACCTGTTCAAGCGGCTGGAAGAGGAAGAGTACATCAAGCCTACATGGTATGGCAAGGATGAAGGTCGTTACTATGCGACATGGAAAGCCGAGGCTCTCGTGTCGGATTGGAGGAAGTATGGTCTTGACCAAAGAGGCTATTGAGCGTGAGATAGAGGCGGGGAGGATCGAGATCACGCCCTTGGAGCCTGGACTGTTCAACCCCAACTCGGTGAACGTGAGGCTAGACGACACCCTTGTCGTGTATGACATAGAGCAGTCGAGCGTTCTGACACGACTAGCGCGCCGTCTCCTGCCCGAGAAGTGGTGTGACCTAGTAGGTGTTCCCCAATCCGAACTCGACCCCGCAAAAGGCGTCGTAGAGCGCTTGGTAAAGATTCCGCAAAAAGGACTTGTGCTCAAGCCCGGTACTCTGTATATTGGCTCTACGGTTGAGAGGACATACTCACCGTACCATGTGCCCCTGTACGAAGGCCGATCATCTATGGCGAGGCTGGGATTGGAGTCGCATGTGTGCGCGGGATGGGGTGATGTAGGATTCGACGGTCAATGGACCCTGGAAATCCGAGTCACCTACCCCACGAGGGTGTACCCTCACATGGAAATAGGTCAGGTAGGCTTCATTGAAGTCTCTGGCGAGATAGACCCTTACGGAAGCGAGACGTTCCAGTCGAGCTACCAAAACCAAACGGGTCCCACGGGATACCGTGGGGCTGAAAAGATGAGAAGGAAGATCAATGGCTAAAGCAGACATGATTGAGGTCGAGGGGACCGTGACTGAGGCACTCCCCAACGCCATGTTCCGGGTGACCCTGGAGAACGAACTCGAGATCCTGGCCCATATCTCGGGCAGGATGCGCAAGAACAACATCCGCATCCTCGTAGGGGACTCCGTGGTCGTGGAGATGTCGCCTTATGACATGACCAAGGGCCGTATCACCTACCGCCACATCGACTGAGCGCGTTGATGGGTCAAGACGGTGTAAAGAAAAGCTCTACGATGATCGCCATTTATCCTCCCGAGGAGTTCCTCTCCCTGGCGGATAAGCACGCGCATCCCGAACTCATTTCCTCGGGCCTACACGTCACCCTCTACTACGTGGGGGATACCAGCCCAGACGACGATGAGGCGATGATACAGGCGCTACAGGCGGCCATGATGAGCTTCTCTGTCCCTGTGATCATGTCCTGTAACGGTCCTGGGTGCTTCTACGATACCGAGAACGATCGGTTCATCCGTAAGCTCACGATGAACGCGGTGGGCCTGGATTTGCTCAGGTACAAGGTTTTGACTGAGATGTGGCGAGCGGGATACGTGGGACCCCAAACCCACGGCTTCTCGGCTCACCTGACCTTGCAGTATCACGACGACACGGATCTCTTTCCGGGTTGGGAGAGATGCGCTCTAGAGCCGTATCCCTCTTTTCCGGTCAACTCCCTGTACCTCGTGAGGCAGAACAAGGTCATCGCTCAGGTCTTCGTCGGTGGGAAAGTGGTGCGAGGTGGAGAGAACCCCGCGATAAAGAGACTCCTCTAACCCTCATAGAAGCTTAAGATTCGAGACCCTCGGCAAAAAAGTCGGGGGTCTTTTCTTTTTTTTCTTTCAAAATCTCCCGACTCCCTGCTATAACCATAGTGCAAGGCGGAGACGCCAGACTAACTCAAACCCCGAACGGGAGCACGACCTTGACGAACTCGACCACGAACCCCAAAGTCGCTCACATCACCCTCGTCGCCACCCACTGCGCTTGCTGCGGTCGTCAGCTCAAGGACGCCACCTCCGTGGACTTCGGGGTTGGCCCCATCTGCCGGGGTAAGTACCTCTACGAGGACGCCCTCCCCGTCACCAAGGAGATTCTCGACGAGACCCGATCCATCGTCGAGAAGGAGCTTGCCTCCGAGATTCGGGGGTACGTCTGGAGCCGTCTCGTCAACGATGACTCCCGCGCCGCCGCCAACCACCTCGTCAAGTTCGTGGCGGTTCACCAGAAGGATGCGGTCTCGATGCCCGCCCTTCGTATCCTCAAGGTCATGGGCTACACGGAGCTTGTGGAGCGCGTCGAGAAGCGCATCAAGGCCGCCATCCTCATCACGGTCTCCGACGACGAGGTGACCATCGAGAGCCCCTACAACCGAGACTTCGTGGACGCGGTGAGGGCCATTAAGGGCCGCCGCTACAACCGCGAGGACAAGACGTGGAGCGTCCCCAAGACCGGCAAGCGCGACCTCTGGAGCGCGATGCTCAACCACTTCGAGGGGAGCCTCGGGAAAGGTCCCAAGGGTCCGTTCGTTATCGAGAAGAACTGAGAGGAAATCTCAGGTTACTAAGTGGAGGGGATGTAACCCCCTCCACGCTTTTTACGTTGGCACAGGAGCCATACTATGATCAGTATCGACCTCGACGCTCTCTTTGCAGAGACTCACGAAGCCCTTGACGGGATCAACGCTGCAATGGTCAAGGAAACCGGGAAGCTAGTTCCCCTGGCGATTCTCTTCTCTATCTCGGACGGGGAGGACCCCAAGTTTGAGGGCCTCCCCGAAGGTGAGGTGGCGAAGTTCACTATCATCCTCTCCGAGCTGATGGGGAGAGATAAGACGGCGATGGTCATCGAACTGATGAGGGGCATTCAGTACAACCAATCGGGTAATGATGTGCTGCCTTCCGACGTCGAGGCAGGCGTGTACCACTTGATCTCCACGCACCCGGAAGGTCCCGAGGTCGGAGCACAGAGCTTCCTCGACTTGCTCACGCAGCAGACGGGGTATACCGAGAAAGACGTGGTTGTCTTTGGGGTCAAGCGTATGATCCGCGACGTGGACGCGTTTGGAGCGGTCCTGTCCCTGGACAGTCGTTATCGTAAGATCGAGTTCGAAGAGGGTGAGGATATTGACCTCTCGAAGATCGATCTCGCAAACGACGCCAAGGCTATGGATGCGATCGTCCTTCACTTTCAGAGCCCTGACAGTGGGACGATCCTCACCAAGCCCTACGAGATCGTGGACGGAGAGATTCGTTACGCCGAAGAGTCGGAGGATCACAGGATCGAGGGTGAGGACGTGAAGAACTCTCGCTTCGGGTCCCTGTTCGAGCCTATTGGCGCGGTAAATTAAGTTTCAAAAATCCTCACGTGCCTGCTATAATGTAGACGAGGGGGGAGTGGTTTCCAAGACTGGAGGAGGTACGTGATGGATATCAATGAGATGCGTGAGAAGCTTGCGAAGGGAAATGTGGGCGTGGTGATGGTTGGGTGCTCGGGTTCGGGCAAGTCTACCCTCGCGGCCCAGATCTGCCCCGAGGAGGGCATGATCGTCTCCACGGATGAGATGCGGCGCCTCGTGTCGGGAGACGCCTCGAATCAGAAGTGCTCCCGCTACGCTTTCGACCTCGCTCATACCTTGTGGGCGGGTCGGATGAGGTTCAGGCAGGCGACGATCTTCGACGCGACCTCGACGACTCCCAAGGCCCGGAAACAGCTCACGTCCTCCAAGAATGACTGGAACACGCTCATCGCGATCGTCGTGGACGAGAGCCTCGACGTGTGCAAGAATCGTAACCTCTCGCGCGAGAGGGTGGTCCCTGAGTGGGTCATTGACAAGCAGATGGATCAGTTCAACGGAGGTCTCCAGACCCTTGTTGAGAATGACAAGTTCGATGAGGTCTGGCGTTACACGACGGCCTCGGGCTTTACCAAGATGGAGCGTTCGTGATGGCAGAGGTTACTGAGTCGGTCAAACAGTTTGTCACCAGGGTCAACGAGGGTGAGGAAACGGGTCCCAATCCCATGTCCACCCTGGAAGACTTCGAGTACCTGATCTATAACCTGAGTCATCTCCAGATGATCAATCACTTCAAGGTGTTGGACCCTGGGTTCGATGAGGTCAGGTTCAAGCTCTTCAACTTCGAGGGCAAGATCGATAGGCGTCCTTTGATGAGGTCCGGGTACGCGCTAGACCAGATCCATATCTCATGGAAGCGTGAGGGTCTATGGGTCAACGTGCCACGTTCAACCCAGGACTACAGCAGGTTCCGCACGAGCCCTCCCAAGGTGCGTCAGTGCCTTCAGGACCTCCGTGACGGCATGACCACCAACGAAGCTCTCTACGATGATGAGGGGATTCATATCCTCAACTGCCCGCACGGGTTTGATTACGTCCTCACGGAGCTTGAGCCCGAGCGTCTGATGAACCATGTCGTGATGTCGGATAAAAGCCCTTACGTGGTCACCGAGATCCTTGGGCTCAAGGTAGACACGACGCCCCTGGACGAACCCTCTCGTGAGGGAGCCTTGAACCGGGCTATTCATGAGTGGAAGACGGGGAACCTGAAGGTCATGTTCCTTCAGACCCGAGCCGACATACGGCGCGAGTCTTGATCGTTATCCTCCCAAAAGGAGGATGCTATGCAAAGACACACTCAAGGCATCCTCTACGTCTTCAAGGTCGTAGGGGATGATGTTTATAAGGTCGGCTTCACGACCAAGGAGGACCCGTCAACTGGACGCCTGCCCGGTGTCCAGACGGGCAACCACGAAGACCTGGAATTCGTCCACATGTGGCCGGGAACCTACGGCGAGGAGCAAGACCTGCACCACGCCTTAACTGCTCATAGGTCAAGGGCGTCGGGTAAAGGGGAGTGGTACAGGTTTACGATCGGTACTCTTATCGAAGCCATCTCCCAGACGGGACAAGCCCTTCTAGCTCCTGAAAGCGAGCCTGATTTGAACGAGTTTAGCTTTGATGAGTTGTGGACCGACTCAATGGCGTTCGTCCGTGTAGGGCCGTATAAGGACGTGCAAGGCTTCTATTCTCACTCGAAGTACGTTGGGATGGAAGACATCCCCGAGGCTTACCGAAGCTACGTGGTCGAGTATCGTGCTCTGGAGAAAAACGGAACCGTGTTGGCAGGTGAAATCTACCTCGAAGGAGGGGTTGGTAACGTGTGGCTCCCTATATTCGTGCTTGGGCATATTGGGTAATGCAAAACCTCTTGACACGGGGCTAAAGTTCTACTATCACTTAGGCCGTCTGAGGCGGGGTGCCTCAGACCCTTGGCAATTTACGCCAAAATTAAGGAGGATTGCATGAATGTAAGGTTGGGCCTTCTGGCCCTAACTCTTTGCGCCGCTATCACTGTGGCGTGTAGCGATGAGATGAGCACTCCCACAAACAGTGCGGAGGGGGTTGAAGAGACCCTGACGGCCACTCAACCTGTGGTTGCAAATGCCAACTGGCAGTTGGTTTGGGGTACGGGCAATGTGGTTGGCGACAACCAGTTCATCATGCCCTACAGCAACAGCGGGACCTCTGTGCCGAGCGCTCAGAAGGTTTTTTTGAGTTCGACTTCTTCGGCGGCTTTCCCTCCTGGGGGTAGCTTCAACCTGACGAACTATCAGCCCGGTGGAACGTACTCGACGGGTGTTTCTTACTTCACGGTGAACCCCGGCGTCGGGGTTTCCTACCAGATCGCTCCAGGCTCTACCGTGACCGCTCAGGTGTCATGGAAAAACTCGACTACGGTTGAGATTCGTATCCGGGGACAGATGTTGGAGTCGGTGGTTCCGGGCGGCGAGTCGATGCCTCTCCAGCTCGGGAGCTTCGAGTTCCGCTCTCTCATGAGTACCCTGAATGAGCAACCCGGACCTCCTCAAGACCCTCTTCCTTTCGACCCATCCGACGAGATCTTGGACGGGGAGACGTGCCCCGCATGGGTTGTCGAGGAAAAAGGGCTGGGTCAAATGAAGTTCCCGAATCAGACGCAACGCTCGACGTCAGAGCTACACCTCATCGGAGGTGATGAAGTCCGCTCAGGTTGGGATGGTCAGCACTTCGTCGTCAAGTTCGAGATCAACCTCGACACGAACGGGCAGGACTTCGGCGCGACGCTCATCTTCGATCAGCTTCTCGTCGAAGGGCAGCTTGGGACGTACCGTGCTCAGGTCTTCCAGGCTACTCGCGATAACAACCGTCGCTGGAACACCATCACAGAGGGAAGCTACGTTGACGTAGACATCGTGGAATGGAACCAGGGTATGTTCACGGGGGAGTTCAATGGAATGTTGGTCGACTACGTGGACGATTCGGGCAACGGCATTCCTTACTGGGAGTATGACGTACCTCTTTACATGTCTTTCTCGGCCCCTCTCCCTCAGTATAACGAGGCGTATGACGCACACTGTGAGGAGTTGGAGGAGGATGAGGAAGGATTCAGTTTGCTCGCGGTCTTCACCTCTCCTCGTATGCTCGCTATCGCGGCTTCGATCATCCTCTACCAAACCGACAAGGCCCTGTGTAAAAATTCTTACCCCGGCAACGGACCGGAGTATTGGGCTTGCATGGAAGATGCTCGTATTGCCCACGCGGCACGTCTAGTCCTGGCTTTGGCACTTCCGGGTTGACTCTTAAGGTCTTCCGAAAGAAAAAGGACTTCTCTTCCTAACGAAGAGAAGTCCTTTTTCCGTTTGGCTTTAGAACGGTAGGCTTCAGTCGGGCTACCCCTGGAGGTTTTGGTAGAGAACGTTCTTGACACCTGACACTCCAGGGTCTATATTTCGCGTCGACTTGAACAGGGAGGGATGGTCCCTCCCGACAAAGCAAAGGAAGGATATGAATACACGACTGCGCATTTGCGCTATGCTCACCCTCGCTCTCGCGGCCCTCTCGGCATGTGGCCCTGACCACACGCCTCCGCCTCCGGCTGACCCTGTAACAGAGTCACAAGCTCTCATGCAGCCGGTGACCAACGCTAACTGGGTCCTCTCTTGGTCGGGCGGTTCTCTCTCGGGAGATCGCGTCATCCTCATGCCGCGATCGAACGGGACTTCCGTCCCCTCGGCTACGGAAGTCGTTCTGGCGGACACCACAACAGGAAGAATCCAGGGCTCGTTCGTGCTCAACGCGTACCAGTACCCCGCGCCTGGGACGGTTTACCAAGCTCCGGTTAACTCCTTCTTCTTCGCGCCGAGCCCTCAGCTCTCGTACCGGGACACGAGTAGCCCTCAGCCCGTAGCAGACGTGGAGTGGACCTCGGGGGGTGACCTCGCCATGTCGTTTCGGGGAGATAATCTCCGGTTTGACGACCTGACGGGTGAGGCCCCACTAGACCTTGGCGAGTTCGCGTTCGAGGCTGACGCGAACCTCAACACCGATATTCCTCTCCCGGTGGAGCAGGAGGACCTCCCCTTCGACCCCACGGATGACCGTGAAGATGTGGAGGTGTGCCCCTCATGGATCTTCTTGGAGGATAAGACGGGCTTCAGTCAAATCCCTCCGCAGTCGACGCGTTCGACTCGTGATACTTTCGAGATGTTCGGTGATGAGGTGTGGTCGGGTTGGGCTAACGGTCAGTACGTGATCAAGGGCGCGTTCAACGCGGACTACAGTCAAGCGAGCGGCAGAAACGACGCGACCGAGGCTTACGGGTTCACGATCATGCTGGACGCCGAGCCCGTGGAGAACCAGTCGGGAACCTACCCGATTCAGGTGCTCCAGATCACTTATAACGACACGATGAGGTGGCAGGCTCTTGACCCTGGGTCAGTCTCCCTCAACGTGGAGCAGTGGGTTCACGGCGCCTTCAGGGCAACGCTGGCGGCTAACAACCTCCGGTGGACGGACGATTGGGACGTGCAAAAGCAGATTCCCCCCTTCCTCACCAAGATGGAAGAGTCTGTTGAGGGCAGCATGACGATGTACGTCCCTCTCCCCGAGTACGTACAGGCTTATGACAATCTGTGTGAGCATCTAGAGGCGGGTGAGGTTCGCACGTTGGGCGTGAAGGATATCATCAGTAAGTATGTCATCTGTGCCGGTGTCAAGTATGGTTGCGACAAGGGGTGTGAGGCTCGCTTCCGTAACCAAACGGGTCAGGACCCTCCCCCGATTCGCGACGTCATCGTTCCGGGTCCCGAGCTTCAAGAGCTTGAAGCGTGTATGCTAGGCTGCGAGGCTGTGTACGCTACCTGCCTCATCATCTACGGTTCAATCTAAAAGATAGAGTCGTGAGAGAAAAAAGAACCCCTGCTTCCTTTCGAGGAGCCGGGGTCTTTTTTTTTTATTGCCCGAGATAGTTCTTGTAGTTAAGGGGCCTGAGTTAACTATGCGTTGATTCTTTTTTCGAGACCCTTAACTGGAACGCGGTCGAAGATCACCTTGAGATCGCCAAAGGCAACCAAGACCTTTTGAGAGGCAAGTCATGATTAAAGAGGCAGGAAGGAATCCTAGCGCGAAAGCGACCCTCCAAAGAACCGTAGACCTCATCGTGTTTGAGATGGGACTGGCCGCTTACAAGGAGTGGCTTTTGTCCGTAGGGCAAGACCCTGCTTCGGATGGGCACGCGTTAAAGGCTGAACTCCTCATGGTTCGCTACCGTGACCCCATTAAAGACATGTTCGAGAGCCACTTGCAGCAGTTCACCGAGCTGCCCTCGGGAGGATTGCTCCAGAGGACGTACCGTCAGGCATCACGTGCCGGGAACATCAAGGAGCGTTTCGACTCCCGCGTGGAGTTCTACAAGCGGTTCGCGCGCTGGGGCATGGCTCACCGTCAGGACATCAATGACGTGTTCAAGCGCAAATCTCGTCGCATCATGCGCGAGGTTCTCCAAGTCGCGGACGATGAGCAACCAGCACTTGTGGTGAACAAGCTCGCCTCTCTCCAGACGGTCTCGGGTCTCAACCAAACACGCAACTGGCTCAAGAAGGCGGCTGTGCTATGTGGTGAAGAGGTCGACCCCGTGACCGAGGCGGTTGCAGACACCGAGTCTGCCAAGACGGTAGCAGAGGAAGTTCGTGACCTCGATCGTAAGATCGCTGTCGCGGACCCCGTGTCCGATGAAGCTGCGGATCTCGCCTTTGAGCGTGAGGACGCCATCAACACGCTCAATGAGACGGTCGAGAGCGCCAAGGACTCGGAGGCGGCCCTCACGAACGCCGTTGACGTGATCACAAACTCGGACCTTCCTTCCTGGGTCAGCGAGTATGGCCTCAACGATGAGCAGATGCGCGTCTTGTTGGCAGACGGTAAGCTCATAGTCAACGCAGGAGCCGGATCGGGTAAAGCGCAGCCGCATGACGCTAAGATTCTGACTCCATCAGGATGGAAGCTTATGGGCGATATCCAAGTAGGAGATATCGTGATGGCTCACGATGGAAGTCGATCTGAAGTCCTAGGCGTGTACCCTCAAGGTCTGAAGAATATCTACCGGGTCACCTTCCACGATGGGTCTTCTACTGAATGTTGCGGTGAACATTTGTGGCAGGTGGAGAATACTCGGAAAGCTCGTAAAGAACGTAAGACCAAAGTTCTTGACCTTGATACGATCAAAGATCACATGAGTCGTTACTCTCGTGTTCAATACGCTGTTCCTACGGTAAAAAGTTTGAATTTTGATCAAGAAGACTTGTCTCTTGACCCGTACCTTTTGGGCGCCCTACTAGGAGACGGTTATCTTGGCTCAGAACGAGGTACAGGGTTCCGCTTCTCTACAACAGACGAGTACCTTGTCACAAAAGTTCGAAGTCTACTTGAGGATATGAACTGTGTGCTTCGCCCGCATGGGATCTGCGATCATCTCATTCAAATGGATGATTCGATTCAAATGCAAGGACACAAAGTTGTTCACCCTCTTCGTCTTGCCTTGGATGAGTTAGGATTGACCGGACTTCGTTCTGGTGAAAAATTCATTCCTGAGTCCTATCTTTGGGGGTCTGAAGAGAGTCGTCTAGCTATTCTTCAAGGGCTAATGGATACCGATGGAACTGTATCGAAAAAGGGTAAAAGCGTTACATTCACCACGGTATCTCCACGACTGAAAGAGGACTTCAAACATCTCGTACAATCTTTGGGGGGGACTTGTCAGGAAAGTGAGCGTAGAACCTCATATACACATAAAGGGGAGAAAAGAGCCGGTGCTCTTTCGTATCGTATCACGGTTAAGCTTCCGAATGGGATGAATCCGTTTTCGCTTCCTAGAAAAGCGGAGAGAGTTCAGCCTCGTGAAAAGTACCTGACTCAGCGCATCATCAAGAGCGTTGAGCCAGTAGGTAAAAAAGAAGCTCAATGTATAGCTATTGACCACCCTGACCACCTATATGTAACAGATGACTTCATCGTTACCCACAATACTCACACGTTGGTAGCCAAGATTGGCTATGCAGTCCGTGAGCTTGGAATGACTCCCGATCAGATTCTTGCCGTGTCGTTCACGAAGCTTTCTTCAGAGGAACTCAAGGAACGTGTTGAGCGCAAGTTCGGTATCAAAGAGCAGAGCATTGGTCAAACGATGAACTCTCTATCGTTCAATGCTCTGCTACGAGAGGGGACTCGTGCAGAGGCGCTTCGCGTTCGCAACTTCGACATCGGTAAGAAGTCGATCCTTGAAAACTATGCTTACCGTCAGTTGTCTTTGAGCACGGGCGATGAGGGTGATAAGCCTTATTACAGCGAGAAGAAGCAGCAGTGGGTAGAACCTAATCCTTCTTTCCGTTACCAGAAACGGGGCCTGGGTATAGATGCTCCCGAGTTGGCATGGATTCACGAGGTTGAGCTTCCAAAAGACGGTAGTGGCAAGCCTGTATCCAACAAAGTCCTACTAAACATGCTCGGTAAATGGAAGGCACAGGGCCTTCTTAACGACGACATTGTTAGACTTTACAAAGACTCCGAGATTCCCGAAGAGCGTTGTGCCGCTGCCCTGAGCGCAGCTTACACGTGGCTAAAAGAAAACGACGTTCGCGGACCTATGTTTGATTTTAACGACATGCAGATCCGCTTCCGTGACAAGCTTCGTGATGACGACCGCTTCCGCGCTCGCTATCAAGCGAAATTCAAGATGGTGCTCGTAGACGAGGCTCAGGATACTAACGCCGTTCAGCACGAAATCTTCGACACTCTGGGAGAGAAGTCGGACATCCTGGCTTACATCGGTGACGACAGGCAATGCGTCGAGGTCAACACGCCGGTGATGACGCCCGTGGGCGACGTCCCCGCGAAAGACCTTCAGGTAGGGCAAGAGGTCTTTTCTTACCGTAACGGCCAGATTGTCCCTCAGAAGGTCACACACCTCGCAAAGTCCTCGTGGGATTGGGGCTACAAGGTCACCACGGAGTCAGGCAAGACCCTTACCATGAGCCCCAACCACAAGATTTGGGCTTCGGACCCTGTGCTTTCGGAAGAAGAGCACATGGTCTATCTCATGTACCGACAGGACATGGGGTACCGGGTAGGGGTGACGAGCACAGACTCCAGGGACGTTAACAACTCGTGGGGCTCTCGGCCTCACCATGAGCGCGCGGAACGCTTGTGGGTCTTGGACATCTGCCCGACGAAAGAAGACGCCTTGTACCGTGAGAGCGAGCTTTCTCTCACCTATGGCATTCCCACCCAGGTCTTTGAAGCAGAGTCCAGGGGCATCAACCCTGAGCGCATCGCCAAGGTGTTTGAAGCCTTCGGTAACAACGGAGCAGTGGCGCTTGAAGACCACAACCTTCGCTTCGACCTCCCCCACTGGATGTCGGGATCGTACTCGAAGCATGGCATTGAGCGACGTACCATCCGTATGAACGCTCACGCCTCTTCCAACACGCAAGTGACGTTGGAGTGGACGGGAGAAGACCTCGATCACCTGAAGGCTTCAGAGAAGGTCTCTCATGGTAAGAACAACCGTATCCGACGTTGGTTCTCCTCGTACCAAGAGGGCTTGGAGTACGCTCAAGAGCTACAAGCAAAGACAGGCGCGAACCTATGCCGCCGTCTCTCGACCCCAGAGGGCATGATCAACCTGATGACGGCATCGGGGCTCCACAAGGGAATGTCCGTAGCTGTCGCGTCGAGCATTGAGGACGGGATCGTCCTCGACAGGATCGAAAAGGTGGAGAAGGTCCAAGGTGAGTTCCTTGACCTTCAGGTAGACGACGCATCGAACTTCTTTGGGGATGGCATCCTCTCCCACAACTCAATTTATAAATTCCGCGGAGCAGATCCTAAACTTTATATCGACAAGGCACGCTCGGATTTCCGTGAGCTTCGTATGGAGTTGAACTACCGTTCCGGCTCCAACATCGTCAACGCGGGTGAGAACCTCATTGCCTACAACGGTGACCGTCAACTCCCCAAGACCTGCCGTGCCGTAGAGTCTAGTGGTGAGGGTCGCATCGTATATACCCAGCCTGACACACATCAAACCGCCGCCAAGGATGTCGTCTCGGAGATTCGTTCCAAGCTCAAGACAGGAGAGTATGAGCCGAGGGACTTCGGCATCGTGACCCGTACCAACGCAGAGAAGGACGCCTTCATTGTCGCTCTTATCGCGGCGGGTATTCCTTTCGAGACCAAGGGAGGTTTCAACTTTTTTGGAAAAGATATCGTGAAAGGAGTGATTGCCTGGACTCGTATCGCAGTCGAACGGGGAGATAAGGCAAACCTCGCGCTTAAGCACGTTCTAAAGACCCCCAACTTCAAACTTCTAGGGGATAAGTTTGTTTGGAAAGCCAAGGCTATGGCTAAGAAGGCGGGCTACACTGACATTTGTGAGTATCTTGCGACGGAGGACCCTCTGGTCTACAAGGCTGGAGTAGACTCTCAGTTGAGTGTGGAAGCTCTCGGCGTTGCGATTCGAGAACTCCGAGCAATGGGTACAAATAGCTTCCCCGCCCTTCTTGAGCGTATCCTCACCCTTAAAGGCACTGACGACATGGGTGGCGGTCCAATGTCTTTCCTTGACCAACTAGTGTCTAAAATGAACCTCGACGAGCTACAGGAAAAGGGCGAGATTTCTTCCTCGAACATCACCCGTGAAGAACTCGAAGAGATTGCCAAAGCCCCTCTCAACCCTCTTCTGAGCATCGCAGAGGCTAGACCTGGGGTTGAAGCATTCCTTAACACTGTAGACATACTCACGGGCAAAGAGGCCACCGCCAAGTCCAAAGAGGATGAGGTTCGCAAGACCGGACGTGTAAATGTCAACACGTGTCACCAGTGGAAAGGTCTTGAGGCTCAGGAACTCTTCGTTCTTATGGCGGGGGGAGTCTGGCCACACTCCCGATCGGAAGACCTAGACGAAGAGCGTCGCTTGGCTTACGTGGGCATCACGCGAGGCAAGCAGAGCGTGAAGGTTCTGGCTCCTCAGATCAACTACAGGAATCAGCCTGCGAAGAAGTCGCCCTTCATTGGGGAGGCGTGCATCAGGTCGGAGGATGAAGACTTCCTGACTCGCCAGTCCTCTATCCGCTTCGCAGAATTCGTCGAAGAGAACCCTTTCGGTAACTTCATTGTGGATATGGTCCTTGACCTCGGAGAAGAAGAATGAACCACGTCGAAGCAGCAGCTACCTACGTTGACATCTCACGCCCCGAGTTTGAGGAGTGGCTTGCGACTCAGGGTCGTAGGTGGAGCCTGAAGTCTGGAACCTCGGGTATCTACCAGCTTCACCTATCGAACTCCGTTGCCGTGGAGATCAGCTCCACTTTGGGAAGAGCCGGGTCGAACATGGGACGTGCGAACGCCTCCATGAGCATGAAGCTCGTATCCACCGTGACGGGTCAGACCTTGAACAAGAAGGCTCAAGGTCAGAAATACTTCACCCGCACGCAGAACTGGCGTGACAACCTCGCCAAAGGGGTCGAGCGTATGAAGACCGCCTACAAGAAGGCGTCTTCGTTCTACGAAGCGATCGCGGAGGTCGAAGATCGTGAGAAGTACCAGAAAGAAACCCTCGCGGCTATTGAATCCATTGACGGGTGGAACTCCGACAGGATGCTAGCAGACTTTCATTCGAAGGTCCAGGGAGGAGGAATCCTCTCCAAGAAGCAGAAGGCCGCGATTGACCGAGCGTCCGCATCAGAGCGCAAAGTGGCCCCCAGAGGCCCGGAACCCTCTCCAGAACCCCAGGGACTCACTCCCAAGCAGGAAGCGTTTCTAGGGCGTCTCAGGGACCTCTACCGTGCCGCTCGGGACGAGGGTGACGACTGGACCATGAACTTCGCCCGAGACATCGGAGAGAAGCTCAAGGCCGGAGGTTACGAACTGTCTCCCCGTCAAAGGGAACTCATCTTGGAGAAGCTCAAGCGCTACCGCGTTTGAGTCGTATAGGAGCAAGCATGAACCTCAAGGATCAACTCATTCAGCTTGGGGAGACACACCCTGATTTGCAAGATCACCTCCGAGCGATCCTTGACCACATTTGTGCGCAACCTGCCGAAGAAGACGCTTCTGTCAAGGTAGAAGAGGCCCCGGAGGGGGGTAAGGGCATCTTTGATGCCCGCCCCCTTCCAACTCCAGATAGTGAAAAGACGTTCTTCGACAAATCTCCGGCTTCCTTTCGAGCGTTCAATACGGTCATCCTGCCTCAGATTCAGGCGAAGCTCGACAATGCGTCGTTTCAAGACCTGCACGCGATGATGGAGGAGATGGAAGGTCTGGGTAAGGCGAAGAACCATGAGCTAGAGAACGCGCTCATCGTGTTCAAACCTATCTCCATGAGTACGCGCCGTTTCTACCAAGAGATTCAGCAGGTGTTTCAGGATTGGATTCGTCCCAAGCTCAAGCTCCAGGGGGGAGGCTCAGAGGAGCCCCCTTCCCAGGGGGAGGAGAGTGAGGTAGAGGGCAAGAAAGAATACAACTTCGTGTTCAAGTGATCCTCTCTTGAACCTAGAGAGGATCGCCCCATGCCTGGAATCATCAATTCGCATAGAGCCCTGATCAGGAAGAACGCAAAGTTCATTCGTCTCAGGCACCTTGAGAACAACAAGGGCTCGCTCTTCTTGTCGGACCTCGACACGGAAGAGAACAAACTCGGCAACAACAAGATCCCGGTGTACGTGCCGTTTGGTGAGACGATTGACATCCTCCTCACTGACCGCACGCTTACGTCTTATCAGCAAGGGTCGATTCGAGGCTTCATTGATTCGGAGTTCCTCGAAGGGTTCATCGTCCAGAACCTCGAAGTCGAGGAAGGTAAAGGTAATCCCGTCCCGGTCTATGACGTGGAGATCGATGAGGAACTCGTCACGGTTGATACTTCGGCTGGAGATGTCCTCATCAACCTCCCTGAGATCCTGGGTTTCCCCTTTCCTGAAGAGCGTCTTCCCGAAGGTACTCGTTTCGTGATCAAGAAAATCACGGATGACCCAGGACGTGTAATCATCACTCCTGCTGCTGGAGAGAACATCGAAGGTAGTCCCGCTTCATATATCATCGAGGACTATCTGGACCTCGTAATTCTCCAGAGCGATGACCAAGGTAATTGGTGGGTCCTGGGATGTGGCTGCAACGAGGATGTGGACCTCGACTTCTTCCTTCTCTCACACTACAACACTCAAGACGGCAACAATGACGCTACGGTCGCAGGCCCGGTGTTCAACAACGCTTTCGTCTCGACCCCAGTAGCCAACGCGTATGGCACGGGTGGTTGGGATGACGGAGCCTTGCATCCTGTGAGCAACGCGACGCTGATCTCCTACGTGAACGCAGAAGAAGCAACGCAGTTGAACACGGGCACGATTACTGCTACGGTCAACTACTTCGACGACACGAACACTCTCGTGAGTCAGACGCTCACGTTCACTACAGACGCCACAGAGCGGGTAGAGAGTGTCCCTGGACTCGAAGTCGAAATCTCGGGGCTCATCCTCGACTTGACCTCACGCGCGGGCTTTCTTGAGACGCGCATCACGCCTCTGGACTTGCCTGGGTTCGCCTCTGGCGGTCGCATTGAGTCGTTCCGCACCGAACATGTCGTAGGCTCTCAGACGTTTTTCTTTGAAAACACCGATGGAGTGTTTATTGACCCCGGTCCTACTCCCCCACAGAACGAAGGCAACCCCACGATCGCGCTGGAGAACCTCACGACCACCGACTTGTCGGGCGTGCCTTACTATACGAACGGCACGCAGCTTCGTATCGAGCAAGGGTTCTTGGAGACGTTTGACCAGACGTATCGAAGTGATCCGTTCGTGTACCAAGCGAGTGACCTCGCAGCAGGATTTGGCAACGGCACACTCGACCTTGGTGACGCAGAGGTCACGATCCCCAATGCGCTGCCTGAAGACGATGACCGGGCAGACATCAACCTCTTGCTCACTCTATCGGGTTCAGGCACGTGCTCCACGGGAGGGAATGTTCGGACCCGTGTGAGAGACCCGTTCGGGCAGTCAGGGTTCGCCACAGCGGCTCTCTCCAACACTCTGTTCTACAACCGCAACGCTACGGCGTCGAGGAACTTCGAGGACTTCAGGCGGGAAGAGAGACGACTTCAGCGCGACGATGACAACACCACGCCGAATGACCGCGACGTGGGAGACTGGGATTCTTCTCAGAACATCCTGACCTATGACGACACGTTCGGGTTGCAGGTGCGCCCTTGTTCGGGGGGATGCGACGGGTTCGTGGCCTACCCCACGATTGACTATACAGGGTTCGCGCCTTCGGGTCCAGACTATTCAGGTGCGACGGGAGAGACCTACGAAGGGATCGCCAATATCCGTTGGTACTACAGGTTCTTTAGTAACTCTTCAGGTACGATCGAACACTCGGGCGGCGTAGTGCGACTGGACTTGTGTTCAGGAACGCTCTCCGTGGAAGACCTCTTGAACGACCGGATCATCGTAGAAGTGATGCTGGCAAACCCGAGCGCGGACCCTTCATTGGGTGGCCGCTCCGGTTTTCTGTCACTGAACCGTGAGTTCAACAACGCCATCTTCGATCCCAACGGGGCGACTCGTGCTCAGAGAGGATGCTTGACCAACACGGATGAGCTTAACAACGCGACGTCCCCTCCGAACTTTGGGTTCACGTTGTCGTCGAATGCTTTTCCGTTTTTTACGTCACTCGGGTCGAACTTTGGAGTTCGAGTGCGCATTGGCATCCGTCCCGACTTCCCGTTTGAAGTGAGCGGACTCACACTCGTAGGATGGTAAGATGAAGGTAACCAAGGTCAAAGAGAGAAACATCGACTGGTACGAAGTCGAAATAGAACTTCAAAGGGGACTGACGATCAAGAAGCGGCTCTCCGAGAGTGAGGTGAAGGCTCTCCGAGACGACATTGTGATGGCCTTGAAGGCCGGAGAAGGTCAAAAAGAGGTGTAAAGCTCATGCCGCTTGTATTCGACATTCAGGCGCAAGCGGCGTTTAAAGCGTTCGTCACGCAGACCTCGCATACCTCTCCGGTCAGGAATTGGTTCCAAGAGCCGTTCATTGCCAAGCCCATCCTCTATGGGCGCGACATCCGAGCGATTCAACCGGACTTTGCGAGCGATCAGGCACAGGCGGACGCTTACGCGCTCGCGAACCCTACCATCGTGGAGAAGATTGAACTCAAACGCATGACGGTGGTGCCCGGTACCAACAACAACGCGTTCGGACTCTACGACACTTTCGGAGACCCCAACTCGGAGCTTTTGGGGAACTGGGTCTCGCCGTTTGATGGGAGCGGTCTGGGTTACTTCCCCCGCTTCTTTCGAGATGCTGCCGGTACGGATGAGATCACCACTGCGTTTGGACCCACGAACTGGTTCTTCCATGCGTTCGCCGGATTGCTTGTATGGGGAGGTACGACGGCAACGGACAACTGGTTCACGGCGGGGGTCACCGAGGTATATGCCACGGTCTACCGCTACATTGGACCCTCTATTTCGGATACAATTACCGGGGGATCATCTCTCTCGGCTATCACGTTCAACCAAGACAAGCGTGTCCCCTCAAACGGTACTCTCTTTCTAAAGGCAGGGGAAGTAGTTACGTCAGCGGTCCCTTGGATACTGGCTACAGATGCAACTCTCGCGGCGATCTCTGTCGCAGTCGATAGAGTCGAGACGAACGATTATACCGTTGAAGTTCTTGTAAATGGCTCAGTTGCAGCAGGGGCAGTCTTGGCGGCTGGGAACACCAAAGTCGTATCTGCTACAGCAGTAGCCTTGAGTGCAAACGACGAGTTGTCTTTGAGACTCGTAAGAACCAGTGGGAGTGGGCGTAGCGTTTTTCGCAACACCTTAGTGAATATACAGTTGATTTCTTCCTGAACTCCACACTAACTGGGAGGTTGTAGCATGGCTACATTGATTATCAAGAGTAATGCAGGTACAGTCGCAGATGTCCTCATTCCTGATGTGGGCGTCCTGATTCCTTCAGGCGGAGGTCAGGATACATTTATTGAGATTGACGAGCTTTTCGAGTTTCAGGAGAGTCAAGACCTTCGAACTCTACTCACAGACAATGCCTTTGGTGCGGGCAGCTCCACGCTGATCCTCAACGATGGTACGTCTGACATCGATCAGTCAGATGCGCTAAACTTTCTGGACACGTTGGTTCTCCCTGACAATGCCGAAGACTTCGGTGTAGTCAAGAACAACGCCGATGGTGAGGTTGATGACAACATCACCCTAGACGGTACGGCTACTGTAACAGGTCTGCCTCTACCTGTCAACCCAAGCGATGCTGCGTCCAAAGAGTATGTCGATGCGAACGTTCAGGGTCTAGACCCTAAAGAGTCTGTCCGTGCGCTTGCGGACAGCAACGTGGTGTTGACAGGTACGCAGACAATTGATGGGGTCTCTTTGGCCGCTGGGGAGCGCGTGTTGCTCACGAACCAGACCACGCCATCTGAGAATGGCATCTGGTTGGTTCAAGCCGGTGCGTGGACGCGCCCCTCAGACTTCGAGACCGGAGATACGGTCGCGGGCGCCTTCACCTTCGTCGAAGAAGGTACCACGTATGGCGACACAGGATGGTTGTGTACTTCGGATCAGGGCGCTGATGTTGTCGATACGGACCCTCTGACCTTCACGCAGTTTTCCTCTGCCGGAGTAATCGTCGCGGGTGACGGTCTGACCAAGACGGGTAACACCCTGGACGTAGGGGCAGGACCCGGCATCATCGTCAACGCCAATGATGTCGAGGTGGACTACGGCGAACTTGCGGATATTCAGCCCTTGGGCGCGACGAACGCGCCGGGAACGCTGGATGAAGCTGCGCGCGCAGATCACGTTCACGCGCACGGGGATCGTGGCGGGGATGGTGCTGTATCCCAACACGACGCGGATCAGATCGATGTAGAGGGTACATACACTAATATTGGGGGTCCCGATACCGCTGAGGCCGTGTTCAGCAACATCGAAGACAACTTCGCCAACTCTCAGTATGTGGGCAAGCAGATCGTCTTGGGGGTCTCCAAGAGAGTACCAGGGAATGGTACTCGCTTCCTTTCTTTGGCGGGCGATGTACCCTCTTCGGCTGTGGGTCAGCGCGTACTGAGGGCAGGCACCCTTACCGGCGCTTCAGTTCAGGTCGAATCCGCTGACGCGACGAACGACTACAACCTGTCTATCCGCGTGAACGGTACGCAGGTGGCCACCTTGGCATTGGCGTCGGGTAACACGGGAGCGCAGACTGTAGCGTTGAGTCAGTCCCTTGTGGCCGGAGATCGCATTTCGGCGGCGCTTGTACGAACTGCGGGTTCAGGGAGTTCTGATTTCCGTAACGCCGTAGCGGTCATTGAGTATAACGAGGCACTGTAATAAGTTATGGCACAGGTCATCATTAGGACAAACGCGGCTCAACCTTCTTTGGTAGTCATTGGCGATGCCGCCCTTGAAGTGGAGCCGTTTGGGGGTTCAGTGACTATTGACGCTCTTGACGCGCTTCTTGAGCTTGCTGAGAGTACGGATCTGGTTGAACTGTGTCAAGACAACGCCTTTGGGATAGGATCGTCTACCTTGATCTTGAATGATGGCACTTCAGACATCGATCAGAGCTTGGTAGACGAGTTTTTATCTACCGCTTTCCTTACGCGTTCAGGACCGTTTTCAGCCGTTCTGCGCGATGAGGCGGGTCTACTGGACACTTCTGTTGAAACTCAGTACCGCGTGCTCATATGGGCAGAAGAAAACGGAGCATTGGGTAGCGGCACGCAGTGGTCGTTTGGTAATGGAGCGACAGGAGACATAGGCATCCCCGCATGGGAAGACGGTGATATTGTAGGCATGGTGCTCAACACCGAAAATGCAGCCGGTAGTGCCACCGTCGCAGTGACCCTCAACTCTACTCAGGTAGGTACGGTCACCATTAACCCTCCCGATGAAGATGTGGTAACGATCTTCCCTTCCCCAGTAGCCTTTGTTCAAGGAGACCGTATAGGATTTTCTACTGTAAGTGATACGGGGCGCTCGGACGCCCGTGTCGGGGCTATTTTGGAGTTCACGTCGGAGCTAAGCGCGGTGGGCGTACTCGGACCCGATGAACAGGTGCGCATCAGCGCGACCGATACCACGTCAGGCTTCCTTCTGGATAAGCTGATCGCCACCGGGCGCATCGGCTTGGCGCAACTAAGCGTGGGCGCCAACGAGCAGTTGGAGATAAGCGTTACGGACCCCACGGCGGCTGAGGTGAGCTATGACAATCTCACGTCGGGACTCACCTCGACGAACGTGCAAGACGCGATTGATGAGGTGGTCTCGGGAGGGCTTGGTGGTATCGACGAAGCCGCCCATGAAGCTCTTGATACTTTGGTTCACCAGATCGCAGAGGACTCGTTTACTGAGGTCACCTACGACGCCTTCGCCCGGATCACAGACATCATCACGTGGACAGATGCAGGCAAGACCGTCAAGATTCGTGAGAAGAACGTGACCTATGTGGGCCTATCTCGACGTATATCAACCTATACGGCTATACAGTATGACGCAGCGGGCGTTGAGACGTCTCGCATCGAGACGACGTACACGTATAGCGGCTTACGTCTCTTGACTGGGACAACAGTGAGGACGCCATGAGTATTGGAATTACACAAGTGCTCATCAACGATGATTCGGATCGCACGATTACGGGTATCATCGCATATGACAGGGACAACGACGGTGTGTTGGTGGTCCCCGCTGGCGCAGTGTTCCCCAGTAGCTCCGTGACACCGGGAGAACTGTTCTACAAGACGGATGAGAATACCATCTACCGTCGAAACGACGCCAATACAACATGGGTCGCTATAGAGAGTGCGCCGAACGCCCACGCTCCGAGTCATATCCAAGGCGGCGCAGATGAGATCGATGCAGATCAGCTTGACATTGACTTCACACCTGCGAACTACACCCCGATCACAACGCCTCCCGAGGTCTCGGATGTGGACCATCTCTCGGCGCATCTCGCAGGGATCGATGCTGAGCTAGACTCACCACTCTTTGAGAGTCTGATCACGGATATCAACACAAATATCGTCACCACGACCGCAGAGTATAACCCTGGCAATCCTCCCACAGACGGCTTGCTGACGCGAGCGACACTCAACTTTACCATCGCGGAGGCTGGGGTTTACAGACTAGATTACGCTTATACGTGGAATCATGATAGTCAGTCGGATGACTTCGTAGCTGTTATCTATCTCGATAACACGCAGTTTTATCTGCACAGGCAAGAACCCAAAGACTCTGCCGGAACATCGCTGGGAGGCTCAGGTACGGATCAGGTACACCCTGCTTCCGGTTTTGTCTTGTTCACGCTCAATCCTGCTACTTACACGATTACGTTCGCGTTCGGCACTTCAGATAGTAACGACGAATCCACCCTATTTACATCTTACTTGATGTTCTATCGCGTCTCTTGAGAGAGTAACTTATGTCTGTAGTCTACGCGTATAATATTCTCTCTGATACAGCAGAAGGTACGGTGAGCCTTTCCAAGCTCAATCAGGAATTGGAAGATTCTCTGGTAGGCCGTCTCTTGGGCTATGAGAGCGTGTCCTTTAGCTCCGTTCCTGCATTTGGAGGCACCACGCCTACTGAGATCGAAGTGCGGTATTCTTCGGCGCTCTTACCCGTCAACAAGCTTTTGCTTGATGCCGTCATCTCGGCTCATGACGGTGAAGAGCCCGCTGATGTGGAGCTTCAGGAGAGCAATCAGGACTTCGCCGGGAATTCCATTGAAAATGTTGGAACTCTCAATGGGGTGGACTTCGACGCGTTCAGCTCGAACACCACCACGCACATCTCTCGTGTAGACAACCCGCATGATACAAACCTTGGCAATCTAGGCTCTGGCACACTTTCAGAACTAAACGCTGCCCTTACAGACGCGAATGTAGATGATGCAGGAGACCCAAGAGACCCAAATGCTCACGCTGTTACTCACGGGGTCTCAGGTAGCGACCCTCTAGCTCACAACACGCTGGCAGGCTTGACCGTAGGTGATCCGCACACTCAGTATTTCAATTTGAGCCGTATCACGTCTTGGCTGTCTGCACGCACTACAGATGAGCTTAGCGAAGGTAGTACGAATCGGTACTATACGGAAGCTCGGGTGAACGCCAACTCGAACGTGAGCGCAAACACCACGCACCGTGGACGAACTGACAACCCACACCTGACGGGACTTGATAATTTGGAGTCAGGTACCTTGTCGGATCTCAACGCGTTGGTTACCGATGCGACGTTGGATGACGCAGGTGACCCTAGAGACCCGAATGCGCACGCGGCTTCTCATGCTCAAGGAGGAAGCGATGAGCTTACCGTACAGGACTTGGGAAGCGGCGGCGCCCCGTCTGGTCAACTTCTAGAGACTGATGGGACGGGAGGCTTCTCGTTAATACCTACTCCGTCTGTGATTACAGATCATGGTAGCCTCAGCGGGTTAGCTGATGACGACCACCCTCAGTATATCCGATCAGACGGTACAAGAGCCTTTAACGGAGACGCGGATCTTGGTGGGAATGATGTAGTCAACGTGGGGGACGTCGACGGAGTTGACGTGTCTACCCTCAAGAGCGACTTCGACACGCATGTAGGACAGACAAACCCGCACGGCACGAGCTTCCAGAGTCTTAGCGGAACTTTTGACCTCTCAGAGTTTAACGACAAGCTGTTTCCCGAGACTGTAGACGCAGCGGGTACGGCACGCCCTCCTGTATCTCATGCGGCCACACATCAGGACGGAGGCAGTGATCCCCTCTCCCACAACAGCTTGCCCGATCTTACTGTGGGCGACCCTCACACGCAATACCTGAACTCGGGTCGCTTTGATACAGCGTTTTCTAACAAGGACACCGATGAGTTGAGTGAAGGGGGCACAAACCTTTACTACACGGAAGCTCGCGTCAGCGCGAACTCCGACGTGGCGGCCAACACCGTACACCGTAACATCGTTTCGGGCAACCCCCACGGTACCACGGCTTCTGACGTTGGAGCAATCCCTACCTCACAGAAGGGTGCGAATAACGGGGTAGCAGAGCTAGACGCTACGGGCAAGGTACCGACAAGTCAAATTCCGGCATCGGCGCTTCCCTCGTTTGATGTGGTCGCAGACATTTCGGCTCGTGATGCCCTGGTAGTTCAAGAGGGGGATGAGGCGTTTGTCCAATCCAACGGTCTGTTTTATATCTTTGACGGCAGCGTATGGTTTGAACGCCCAGTGACGCCCGGTCAAGTCTCTAATGCAGGGGGCTCTACGGATAACGCCGTGGCGCGCTTTGATGGAGTTACGGGTCAGGTCATTCAAGACTCCACGGTGACCATCAGTGACAGCGGCAATCTTTCGGTCGCAGGAGATATTCAAGTTACAGGGGATGTCGATGGCGTGAATGTGTCCGCGCTCAACACCAACGCCACGACACACATCGCGCAGCAGAACAACCCTCACAACACGGACATTGGAAACCTTGGCTCTGGTACTCTTGCCGAGTTGAATAGTAAGATCACTGACGCCACGTTGGACGATGCCAGTGACCCACGTGATCCTAACGCACATGCCTCAACACACGAACAAGGCGGGAGTGATGAGCTTACGGTGCAAAACCTGGGGAGTGGGGCTGCACCTTCGGGACAACTGCTGGAGACCGATGGAACAGGGGGCTTCTCTTTGATCGCCACACCTACGGTGATCACAGATCACGGCGCGTTAGGGGGGCTGGCAGATGATGATCACCCTCAGTATGTGCTGGCATCGGGAACACGCGCGTTTACGGGAGATGTTGATCTGGGCACCAATGATGTGACCAACGTGGGTTTGGTTGACGGCGTGGATGTGTCAGCTCAAGCGACCACAACCAACACACACATCGCTCGCACAGATAACCCTCACAACACGGACATAGGGAACCTTGGTTCAGGTACTCTGGCAGAGTTGAACGGGAAAATCACTGACGCTACTTTGGATGATGCCTCCCAACCCAGAGATCCCAACGCTCACGCCTCAACGCACAGCGCCGGGGGCAGCGACCCGGTAACCGCTCAAGACCTATCCAGCGGGGCCGCGCCTTCAGGACGCATCTTGGAGTCTAACGGCACGGGCGGTTGGGTGCTCATTCCTACACCTACTGATACGACAGACCACGGCTCCTTGAGCGGTCTGGGGGATGATGATCACCCTCAGTATGCTCGAACCGATGGAGGTAGAGCCTTCACAGGTAACGTAGATATTGGCGGAAACGCTGTAGTCAACGTCTCCACAGTTGACGGTATCGACGTGTCAGCTCAGGCGAGCACCACGAACACACACATCGCTCGGACGGACAACCCTCACAACACGGACATAGGGAACCTTGGTTCAGGTACTCTTGCCGAGTTGAACGGGAAAATCACTGACGCTACTTTGGATGATGCCTCCCAACCCAGAGATCCCAACGCTCACGCCTCAACACACAGCGCTGGCGGATCTGATTCACTTGTGGTTCAAAACCTTTCGAGCGGTGGCGCTGTAGCCGATCGCATCTTGGTGTCGAACGGGTCCGGGGGTTGGACTCTGGAGAGTCGTACCCTCTCTCAAGATCTTAACGCATTCGCGGGTGTCACCACTGTTAATGGTCCCACGCTACCCACGTCCTTTGCAGCAGTCCCTTTGGGCGCGCAGAACCTCATAACCTCAGCTTTTACACATATTCCAGGGACATCCAACGTCACGGTCAATGTAGCAGGCCGCTACGTGATCATAGGCTATGGTACCTTGGAAAACTTTGACTCGGGTGGACGTACCACCTCGGAGGTACGTGTCACCCGAAACACGGGAGGAGGCTTTGCGAGCATCCCTGGCATGACCGGCGCGGTTTACAACCGTAACAGCTCACAAGGTCGAGGTAACGCCAGTGTGACCACGATTTTGGACCTCGACGTGGGAGATCAGCTCCGCCTCGAAGCTCGCCGTCTCTCAGGTAACGACGATATACGCACCGTGGCAGATCAATGTGGTCTGGTGATCTATGCTATCCGAGGCGTACAAGGTCCTGAAGGGCCGCAAGGGCCTCCCGGCAGTGCGATCACCATCCAAGATGAGGGCGCGTCTCTTCCCGGCACCTACGACACGCTCAACTTCACCGGACCACTCGTGTCCGTAGCCAACGCGGGCGGGAACCAAACTGAGGTTAACGTGTCGCTGCCCGCTCTTGATGACCAACAGGTCAGTGCCTCCAACGCGGTGAGCACGACGTCTACGACCTTCGTAGACGTTCCTGATCTGTCCATCACGGTGAACAACACATCTTCGTACATCGCACACGTTAGCCTCACCAGCATCACCACAAATGCGCCTGTGTCGACCTCATTCGCGCTCTACGTCAATGGTACGCAAGTTCCCAACACCCTACGATCCTATGAGACGGTCGCCTTTGTAGGTGCCAATAGACAATTCACGGTCAGCTTTTCGAGCCTGCTCAGCCTGAACTCGGGAGATGTCGTCACGGTAAGACGAGCTGTGTCTTCAGCTACCGTGATCACCATTGGCAGATCCTTAACTGTACTGGAGAGGAGATAATCATGGCAGATACTTCCTATTTATTTAGCGTAGCTTCCGACTTCGGGGGCAGTGTCAACCTGAGTAAACTCGAAACCGAGATTCGTACTTCAGAGATTACCGTGGCGTTGCGTCGAATAGACCAGAGCGGAGATGAGGTAGACATCATCATGGCTCAATCGCTCAACCCCACCGATGAGGCGGTCTTGACTCAGGTAGTGGCGGGTCATGACGGTGCCCCCACGGGGAGCAGCGCGATACAAGTAGCTATCGAAGGTGCGCGAATTAACGAAGGTCGCCTGGACGTGGCCTCGTTCCCCCCCGCCGCGTCTCGCGTCAACATCATCACTCATGACTTTACTGATCCCCGCACGTGGTACACCAGCGCAGCTAAAATTGAGGATCAGGTGCTCATACCCTCTCAGGAGAACAACCGAACGTTCAGAATGAACTTCGACGGCATCACAGTACCTTACGGGGACATGCCGTATATCATTGATGTCACGCACGGGCGCATTTGGATGGAAGACTTTCTGACTACCATGACCGGGGAATCCTATGCGCCAATAGTTAAGGTAGATGGGAACCTAAAAAATGAGATCACTGTTGAAAACCCTGGCGGCGACTACATTATAGACTACACCAACGGCTGTGTCACCTTTGATGAAGCTCCTGACCCCGGCGCAGTGGTGACGGCCACCTACTACTATGCTCAGACCTCGGAGTTCTACTTAACCCCTACAATGGGCAAGTTACTGGAGCTTCGTAGCGTGGAGATTCAATTCTCGGAAGACATCTCAATTCGAGATACGATGGAATTCCAAACTTTCGGTCTATTCGGCGCGCTTCCCGCTTCCGACCAAGCCGCGTTGGCCGCGTCTCTGGGGTTCACTCCGAATCCGGGGGATAGTGTGCCGTTCGGCGCGGCGATTCGTTATAAGAGCATGAAAGACTTTATCAACGAGGCCAACGGTAGCTATCCGTCGATCCCTCCTTCCAAAGCGCCCTCAGAATTGCGTGGGGAGCGTGATATGCAATATGGTGTTATCACGTATCCCTGGGACTATCAGGCGGTGATCTCACTCTACTCCTCTGCGGGGATGCAAGTACGCATCAAGCTTCTGAATGACCAGCCGTACTACGGCGAGTTTGGAACAGCGACGTTCTATTGCTTCTCACAAGAAGACCCTAACCTCTGAGGACGAGGAAAGCTCTCGAAGAGAGACTTGAAGAGGACATTCGACCTCTCTGGTTATCTTTCGTTATCTGGAGGGAGAGACCATCAAACGTTATGCCGATCTTATCGAATCAAACGTTCACACTACGATGCCATGTTATCCGTACTGACCAAAAACCTGAACTGCGGCATTCAGAAGGCCACTGTTCAATCACGGCGGCATCACTCTTGATGCGGACGAATGAGGGTAAACCCAATGACTGAAGATAAGTTTAGATATAATCTTATAAAGCTCGGAAAGATTCACCCTCAACTTAGACCGCACCTACGAGTGTTGATCGCCAACGACGACTTCAACCGGCTCTTTGGCGAACTCCGCTCTGTGCTCAACGGCAAGAAAGACCTCCGCACGTACAAGCAGGTACTCAGGGTCGTGGTGGAGATGGATGCGATTGATCGTGCTCGTACCGAGAATCAGGTCGTCCCTTACGTGCATCGAGCGTTGGATAAGTTCCCCGATGAGGTACGCACAATGGGGCCTCTCACCTTGAGAACCTACGATAAGCCTGCATCAAGGTACAAGATTGAATTCGCCAAGGTATACAATGACCGAAGCCTACCATTCTCGTCCCTGTCTAAAAACAAAGCCCTCGCACGTAAAGTCTTACTCGGGACCAAAGCGAACCAGGGTATCATCAATTTGGTCTTGGGAAAGGTAGCTCTGACCAACGAGGAGGCGCTTTGGGTAGCTAACAACTTCGCCCCCAACCTGGGTTCGTTGAGCTTTGAGGACCGGAACATGCCCAAGGGCACGCTCTTGAAGCTCAAGGTCATTCCAAGCTATCTTTACGTGGAAGGGAACCCTCAGATTCAAAAGGCTGAGGTAGAAGCGTTCCTCGCCAAGCATCCTCACGTTGTAGTGAGTTACGATAAGCTTGAAGGAGAGCCCCTACCCGTCGAAGAGATGTACGCCGAGTTCGCGCGCGGGATGGGAGGCATGTTTGACGGACCTGCTAGCGTGTCCAGTATGGCCGGAGGTGCTCCTGAAGTCCGGGGTAGCTTCGGTCGCGATGCCCACGAGGGACGACAAGGCCACTACCTCGTAACTATGATGCCCGTGAGAGAAGATGATACGAACATCCGTTTTGAGATTATAGTGGAAGGCAACGGCTACGAGCACGAGAGCGTAGAAGTCTTCGACTGGCCTCGAACCGACGACGAGGACGGGTACCTTACGGGGAACCGCCATGTCTTCAAGATAGTGCGCAAAATCAACGATCTGCTCTATGACATCATGAGAGGGAGAGCCTGATGAGCAAACCCAAAATCAAAGTCGTGCTTTCCGGTTCTGGGCTTCTGTATCCCCTTCACGCTGGAGCCATTTCCAGGCTCACAGAGAGCTTTGAGATAGAGGAGATAGCCGGGGTATCGGGTGGGAGTATCATCGCCGCTCTCGTGGCTTCTGGGAAGTCCTCAGAGGACATCAAGCAGGTGATCTTGGATACGGCTCCGGGGGACAACCTCGGTCTCATCGATCCGTCGTGGTTCCCTCCCTTATCCTGGGGCTTGATCAAAGGTCACGCCTTCCTTGACGTCTTCCGTCAGGAGATGTCACGTACCTTCGGGCATACGGTCATACCTCTGCACGTAGGGACCGTGAACATTGACACGCAAGAGAGCGTGGTGTTCTCCTCACATGATACCCCCGATGCCGATTTGCCCTTGGCGGTGAGAGCTTCCATGTCGGTACCCTTCGCGTTCACTCCCGTCGAGATAGAAGGCGCGCGTTATGTAGACGGAGGCGTCGCGGTGGGGTTCCCACTGGACATCTTCGGGTCAGGTGAAGACGTGATCGGAATCAAGGTCGTCTCTGACCCAGAGAGGAAGCCCGTGGAGTCTCTACTCGACTACGGGTTCGCAGTTCTGGGCACGATGATGGGAGCTATCGACAAAGAGCACATGGAAGATGCCGTGTTCGCCAGGACGATACGGGTCAAGACCACCAAGAGCGGCGCGAACTTGCTCATGAACCGTGAGGAAGCCCTTGACCTTTACAATCAGGGCTACACTCAGGTGAGCAAGGCTCTCAAGATCTGACCCTCTCACAAACCGTCAAGACATACGCATGTTATCCTCTCAGAATACGCATGGCTATGTGAATGGTAGGGTAAACGCAGGCAGCGTATACCATGATTCGTAGGGGTGCGTCCATTAGGTAGAGGGCTCCGAGCACACTCACCGTAAGGATGAGGGTATGCCAGAAGGTCCACCGAATAGGTTTGTCTAGCCACCTCATAGGACCTCAAGCTTCATTCTCTTTCCTCCACTTATCCACCTCCCCCTTGAAGCCGTCATAGGCAGGGAAGGCCCTCATGACTTCAATGAGGTCGATTCCTTTTCGAGCTGCGAGCATGATGAGCCCGAAGACGTCGGGCTTCTGCTCCTTGGCAGTCATCGCTAGGTTCTTATAGTACAGGCGCTTGTCCGAGGTGTCAACCCCAGAGTTGTACCCTTCGAGCCAGGACAGGACCTCCTCCTGCCGCGCCTTCACGCTGTCGAGCCAGACCTTGAACTCCTCGAAGTGCTCCTTGTAGAAGCTCTCGACCTCTTCCTCGGTCAGACCGTTCTCTCGAAGGTACGCCAGGAAGGCATCCCACTCGTGTAGGTCCTCATTGAACCACGCCATCTGCACCACGCTCTTGTAGGTGCAGTGGAACTTCAGACGGTGGTAACGAAGGTAGTCCTGCGTCTTGATCTTGACCCGGTGCTGAATCTCCCCTTCCTTCTCGAAGACCGCGATCACGCCTTCCGGCATGTTGTCATACTCGGTGTCGAGGTGATCGAGGATCGCCTTGACGTCCCCGTCGAAGCTGCCCGTGTCAGGAGAGTGATTCTTCCCTACCGTGAAGCCGTAGAGGTAGGGCATCCGGTTGAGGAAGTCGCTCGACTTGTAGCAGTTCTCAACGTGATCGTACACTGCGAGGAGAACCATGTCACGACGGTCCCCGTAGTCGGTGACGATACGCGTGTCAGGGTGAATCATCTCGAAGACGAGACTGTACGTCTTCACGATGTCATGCTTCAACGCCAGAGGGTACTTCTCCGCGAGGATCTTCCTCGCTTCTCCCACATAGTCGAAGTTCCCCTCATCCATGTCAGTCTCAGTACCTTCCAGTACAGAGCGCGTCGTCAGGTACACCTCCCCGTCGTGCTCGAACACCTGAATCATGGTGCCGTCTGCCTTGTCAGGGAAGATGACGCTCACCTCCTTGTCCGCGAGCATCTCTTTCGTCGTGTTGTCCGAGATCTCTCGCATCGTGTGGTTGAACATCTTGATGAGAGGAAGAGACACCAGACGGTAGGGGTCACGCGTGTAGACGATCCCCTTGGCGTACATCTGGTGCTCTTCCTCCGGCTCGAAAAGCGCGGGTGACGAGTTCGCGATGATGAGCCCGTTCTCGTGCTCTCTCTTCTTGAGCTTCGGGTCCGTGTCAATGAGGTAGAGGACCTCCTCCTCATTCTCACGAAGCCTCTTCAAGAGCGTGGGGAGGTGAAGCGTCGTCATAGGAGACGCCTTGATGCCTCGCGTGGGAGTAGGAGCGTTCTTCTTGTCATGCAAGACGAGATCCGTCTCCCCATCCCACGACTGCTGCGACTTCACCGAGACGATCTTGTGCTCCGGGTAGCGGAACGCAGAGAGCTTGTTCCCCGCGAAGCACGCCGTGTCGATACAGCACGCGTGGTCCGTGAGGTACGCCTCCTTGTGCGTCACGTGACCGTACACCACAAAGGGCGTATCATCACCCGCCTCCGCGTTGTAGGTCGGGACCCAGTTCAGACGCTCGGGGAACCCCTTTTCGGTCTTCCTCCCCGTCGTGTGACCATACAGGCAAGTGGAGAAGGCTTTCTTACGGGAAGCACCCTTGGGCGGAGGAGCGGCGTGTGCCACGAGGAGCTTTCCGCCGTCGAACGTCGCGTAGATGGGGAGGCTCAGGATGCGCTCAGAGAGCTTGAGCTTCTGATCAGCGCTCATGTCCTGTAGCTCATCCAACGTGTCCTGAAGGCCATGTCCGATGTAAACGTCATTGCCCTTGAGCACGCGCCCAAGCTTGTTGTCGTGGTTCCCCTGCACGTATGTGGCAAGACCCGCCTCCGAATGCCTCAGAGCAAACAGAAGGGCGAGACGGTTCTTCGGGCCACGGTCGGTGAGGTCACCCACGAAGACCAGATGGCGTCCCTCGGGGTGACGGTACAGGGAATCACGTTCCCCCTTGACGTATCCGAGCTTCTCGACGAGTTCGATCAACTCGTCGTAGCACCCGTGAACATCTCCCACCACGTCCAGCTTCGTTTCGTTGCTATCTACATGCATGACTCGGACTCCAAAAAGAAAGAGGGTGTTGCTTCCGTAGAAGCTTTCACCCTCTTATAGCGGCTTATCCCCAGATCTTCAAGAAGAAGCTATCACTTCTTCTTCGACTCTTTCCGAGCCATGACGAGCCTCTGCCTGCGCTCCAATCGAGTCTCTTCGCATTCGTCGGAGCACCGGGCGTTCATATGGGGCTTGTCGAAGACCTTGCCGCACTCCTCGCACATGGATTCCGACCTTTCTGCCAGACCGTACACGAGGGAGATGAGGTCTTGCTTCCGGTGCTCAGGCTCTCCCGTGTAATAGATAGTGAGCGTGCCCCACTTCTGCTTCACCTGAAGCACCCTGAAGTCTTTCCAGGGAGACAGACCCAGAGGGTTGTCATCCTGACTCATCATTTCGTCGACAGAGGTGACGAACTCTTCGATCAGAGAATGCCAACCGGGCTCACACGAGAACATGCCTCGCATCCGATCAGGGCTCATGTACGGTCTGGAAAAGTTCATTTCGGCTCCCACGATTGGTACTTCTGGTGGAGTTCGGGATAGCGGTCTTTGAGTCTATCACGAAGCTTACCGGCGCTCTTCACGAGAGCCTCGTCTACAAGAACCAGGGCGTTAAGCTTACATTTCATACTTTCGTTTCCTCGGGCTGCTTCATGTCAGGGTAAGCCTTGGCTAGCTTCTTGCGAATCCTTCGGACAGCTCGGGCTCCAATCTCAGGGTTCGGTGCGCCGAAGGTGAGGACACTCAGGGGTCCCACCTTGGAGTTAAAGCGCCTCTCAGGAGCAGCAAGACTAGGGCGTGTAAGCATTTCTACCGAGGATTGGGGTGCGCCATGAATCTCAAGGTACTCTGAAAGCTTCTCCAGTTCCGCTACGACCTCGGGTTCGAGGTCTTTTTTAGCGAACTTTCCATAATTTACGGGCATAGCAACTCCTTTCAGGTGATGGTCACGGTGGTCTCTGCCACTCTTACACGACCATCAGCGGTTGTTCCTTTGACTCGGATGAGCCTCTCGGCGGGTCCTACGGGCGCTGTGAACGTCGCCATAGTTCCCGTTGCATCATCATAAAGGAAGTCGCCGTCACCGAAATTCCACTCGTAGGTGACATCGCCCGAGAAGTTCCCTACTGCCGTCGCCGTGAAGTTCCCTCCACCTGCCACGGTATAAGGACCGTCCAGTTCGATGTCGAAGATCAACGGGCTCTTGAACTGAGCTGAAGCGTCCTCGCCTTGAATGAACCTCTCTTGATTCTTACCCAAGCGGTCCACTTCGATCTTGTACTCAATGTCGGTCTCGGGTTCCTTCAAGCGAGGAGTGATCGTCACGGCGTCATCGTCTACGTTCCCTGTGACACGGTACACTCCCGTGTTTGGGCCTGATGTGATCGTCAGTGTAGCACCAACACGAACCGATGACAAGGGTGAACTTACAGCTTCGTCTCGGAAGGTGAACAGAGACCCCAGCGTCCCGAAACCCGTTGACGCTGACCAGCCTGCCATCCCCTTACAGTAGCGCCTCACGTCGTCATAGCGCCTGTCTACGAGGGCCAGAGACACATCGTCCAGGGCGACGTTCCCATCGTCGTCTACGGGGCCAGAATAGTCGTCTTGGAAGAGGTATGAGACCGTGAACAGCGTGTGTGCGGGCTTGACGATCTTGATCAGGAGGTTGATGTTGTCTTGGAGCGTGAAGAGGTCGGGAGGGAACTGACCGTTCTGGAGGTCAAACTCCACCGTAAAGCCGAACTGATCCGAGATGTCCAGGGGTGATGTAGGGGAACGCGCTTCGACGAAGTTCTCCTTGAGCGTGAAGTTCTCCTCGGTGAAGAGTCTCACTGCGTCACGGATGCTCTCTGGGGTGGACCCCTGAAAGAAGATCTCCAAGATGGTCAACAGGAACTCCCTGAACCCCTCGTCCGATAGCTCAAGGTCAGGGAGGTCCCCATCCCGAAAGATGTAGTAGGCGACGGTCTGGAAGAGGAACTCGGGACGCACCTCTCCGAAGTCAATGTCCGCGCTAAGCTCTTCCAGACCTACGGTGAGCTTGGCGAGTTCAAACGAGATAGACCGCAGGAACTTGGCGTACTCGGGGGAAGGGATGGTCGCGCGGTAGTTGGACGCCAGGAACCCCTGGAGGGAGCTTTGGATCGCAGTCGCTCGCGTCTGGACTGCGAGGTCGTAACCCTTCCCTGTGTGCGTGAGGGGGTAGGGGAACTGCTTCTCCCCGTTGAATCCGTTATCGGCCATATGGGTCTCCTATCAGGTACCGGCAGCACGGAACGTGATCGTCAGGTCTCCAAGCTCCGCGTAGGTCACATCCGTGAGCGTGATGGTGCTCCGAGTCTGTGTATCCCCCGAGGAGGCGTAAGTGACCTCGTACTCGTGGTTCTCGGGAGAGTCCGCGTTCTCCAGGGAGAGGAAGATTCGATTTGCCGTGAGGGCCAACCTCTGAGCTGTCTTCTCCGCCTCTGTGTCGAACCCTGCGGCTTCAAGCGTCGTGTCGTCGGAGTACCCGTCAATGATGAGTCCTCCGTTGCCCACGATCAGAGCCGCGTTCGTCCTGCTTCCTAGCCCTGCATAAGAAGACACGAGGGTCAAGGGGAGGCGATCTTGGAAGACGCCCTTGTGTAGATTGTCGGCACCACCCCCATCACTCGTCGAGAAGTTGAGCGCGTCTTGTAGAACATAGAGCTTGGACACGGCGGTCTGCTCCAAGAAGGTGAACGCGTTGTTCAGGACTTCCCTCACGATGAGGTTGTCGTCTGCGTGTGTCAGTCGCGCGAGAGGCACCACCACGTAGTCCACGCCCGGAGTGTTCTCAATCACCCGAAGGATGTCGCTCTGGTGGACGGGCTCACCGATGCCCAGAGAGTTGAGCAACTGAGACACGTTGGTCCTTACCGCAGCGTCCACGACTGCTTGAACCGCGCCAGGAGCCAGCACGATCGTGATTTCGAGGTCCACCGGGTTCTCAATCGCCTGCTTGACCAGAACATCAGCCGTTACGTGCCTTTGAGCTTCCACGGCGTTCTGGACGTCTTGTACCACCTCGTTGATGACGTACTCGACGGAGAAGTTCTCATCGTGTTCGTAGTCGACGACGACTTCTTGACCGTTGGTGATCGTACCATCTGGGTTGCGGACAAGCTCCAGAGGAGTCGTCTCGTCACCGGGGTTGATAAAGAAGTCCGGGGTAGCTGCCGTGGGTCCCGCATACTCGATGGTGCGACCCAGGTTGAACACGCGTACCGTAAGAGGACTTACACCCAGGTTGTTCAACGCCTCGGGGATTTGACCGATGAGCACGTGGCTCTCGTTGTTCACGATGACCACATCACCTGTGGGAATGCCGTTGGCCTGCGTGATTTGCAAGAAGTCTTGAGCCTGCGTCGACTCCCCCTCGAAGAGAGGATCTTCGAGCTTGAAGAGGTCGTAGTTGGTCCCTCGGGCGAGAGTGTCCCCCGAGGTGATGCTCTGCACGGAGTTGACGCTCCTTACCGGCTGTCGGGTGAACACGAACTGATCACTCTCACGGAACCTGTAGTCTCCTGAAATGAGGTCGTTTGGGTTGACCGCAGGTTGTGGGATCGCCGTGTTGAGCTGGATACGGTTGAAGTCGAGAATCGCCACGCCGGAGAGGTCAAACGTCTCTCCCGACGTGAGGTTCCTGAACCCAAACCCTTGCGCGATCTCACTGGGGGTCTCACCCAACACTTGAGTGATGGGAGCCTCGGGAGACAAACGGTCGTCGTCTGCCACGAAGATGAGGTCCGAAGGGTTGGAGTCGAGGAAGAAGCGTACATCCCTCTCCACATCGAACTGCAACGCGAAGGTGTCAGAGACGGTGACGAGCTTCTCGCCTTGAACCCAGACGTCAACCTTGCCTCCGATGTTCTTCATACGAACTTCGTCGTAGTCGCGTGCCATGTACTGATCGCCCGCTTCTACCACGAGTGCCCTGAACACCCCTTGCTGTCTGAGCGCGGTGGCAAGATAGCCCGCTTCGGTTCCTGCGTCCACTGATGAGAACGCGAGGATGGCTCGGGTGGCGAGGTCTTCGTTGGACTCTTCGTCGCGTCCAAACTGAGTCGCTTCGAGGTTCGTCACCTGAAGCGTGCCCACGCCTCCGAGCGTGTTGCGGATCGTGTTCGCAGGGACGTTCCCTGCTGATCCTGCATCGTCGGCTTGCACGGGGACCGTGATCTCATAGCGTTGACGCTGAAGGTTGAAGTAAGAGGCGCGATCTGCGAAGGGCAGTGTTGTTGTGGCGGTCACCGTGAAGGTGACGTTACTGTCGGTGCCTACAGACGTACCGGCTTCGATCACGATGTCCTGAGTAGGTTCGTTGGGAGTGAAGAACACCACTTCACCCAAGGCGATCTCTGCACCCTGACGTGTGACCTGATTGTTCCCCGCGAGCTTGTCGAAACTGTCGTCGATGATCGGCTGCACGTCAGTCGTGGCGTTGATTCCAAGAGCCGAAGCAAGAGCTGCCTTGTAGGAATCGGACCCGTCGACTACGAGCAACGTCGCGAAGCTCTGCGAACGTGAGATAAAGTCCGCTACGAAGTACAGGCGCTCGGCTTCCGTGGCGAACGGGTCAATGAAGATGTCCCGTACTACCGACCCTGGGATGACCGATATCTCATTGTCTATGCTCAAAATCGAGTCAATGTAATCCTCTGAGACGTCAAAGCGAGTCCTACGGGGAATCTCTCGAATCTGGGAATCAATCGCCAGGGGGAGTCCCGTGAGTTCCGAGGAGAACGCAGACTCTATCTCTCGATTGGTGATGGGGTCGTAGACCACCGTGGTGATCACGTAGTACAAGGGCTCATCATCGGGGATGTCCACGAAGAACTCATTGTTGATCGTGCCTTGAGCTTCGGTCGCACTTCGGTTATGTTCGAAGAGGAGGAAGTTCGTGGTCGTCACGCTCTCGACGGTCGTGGTGACCTTCAGTCTCGCTCCCCCCAGGGACGCGTCTACCAACTGGGTCTCATTCGAGGAGAGGACGGTATCGTTGAAGTCTCTTTGATCAATAGTGACCCCGACCTCACCGAACTCCGAGTCCAAGAACACGGTCCTGATGCCCGAAGTGGAGGTGTCATTCTCAGATACAGCGGTGAGAGTTTCTTCTTGAAACGCCACGTCGGTGATGAGGTCTCGGTTGAGCTTGAAGTAACCCGAGGTCCCCCCTCCGGGCTCGGTAGACGCGTAAACATTGTAACCTCTCACGTTCTGGAGATCGCTTTGAGCGAAAACGACCTCCACGCTGGCACGCTTCCTGCGTAGACGGATGCCCGTAGGAGGAGCGCTCACGAGGTCCACCTCGGTTTCACGGAGGAGGTCGACCGTGACAGTAGAGGGAGACGAGACCGCTCCAGTGGTGTCCACGGCGCGCACTTGGATGACGTTCCTCCCGAAGTTCAAGCTCAAGCCGTCAGGGAACACGTTCCTGTTGGGGATCGTGAACGTGGACTGATCGAACTCCACGAGCGTTGGGTCCGCGCGAAAAGGAGCACCGTCCACGCTCACTTGGAGGTCGACGGTGTTGGTATCAATGACCCCGGTGAAGACCTGATCGCGGATCGTCGTGACCAGATTCAACGTGGTGGACGTGCCTCCCTGGACTCGATTGAACTGTGGGGGTGTAGCGGGCATGGTTTATCCTACGAGTTGGGGGCCTTGAACTCCGCCTTGCAATACGAGGTTCTGCTGCAACTGAGCTACCTCATCGGCGGCGTTTTGGATGTCGATTCGGATGCGGAACACGGTAGGGTCGTCAGGGTCTTGCACGACGCTGATGTTTCGGACCCGTTGGAAGAACTCTTGGTCTCCCACCGGCTGCAAGCCTGCCTGCTGAGTCTTGACCGACCGGAACCTCTCCAGCGTGTTGCTGATCTCAGTGAGCAACTGCGTCTCGATTAGAGAGCCTCCCCGGATGATCTTGGTCCCGATGAGATCCGTGATCGAGGTGCCGTACCAATTGTAGAAGACGTTGCTCCCTCGGATCGTGAACGTGATCTTCTCCACCTCTTGGGCGAGGAGATCGATGCCGGTCACGAAGATGGGGTCACCCCGGTCGTCGAATCGGATGTCGTTTTCTATGCCCAGACCCGAGCACCTTCGGCATTCTTGACGGCGCGTGAAGTAGGACACCTCGAAGATGTCATCAGCGGTGCGGACTGGATTGGCAAACTCAATCCGACGCTCCAGAGGGTCAACCGTGTTAGGACGGCGCGTGAGGTTCCAGGCAGGAAAGATCGTCTTCCCTCGGTAGAAGCGGGAGGAAGTGAACCCCAGCGTCGTGTGTGCCGAGCCGCCCTGGAGATAGAGAGTTGTGCTCTCTCCTGTCGTGTCGGTAGTCAGGCGTATGCGACGGTTGCTCTCTTCTGCCACGAGACCTTGAGCTTGCTCGTTGATCGCCTCGACGATGAGCGCCGTCGTGACGTTCTGACCCGTGGGGAGGAACACCGTCTGAAGCGAGCCTTCGTTTACGGTAAAGCGAAGCTCGTCATTGACGTTGCGGGTGATCTCGAAGGGCTCTGCGTTGCGGGAAGCTACACTCACCGGGGAGGTGAGGCCCCCGTTGGGGATGATGATCCCGTTCGCCCTGACTTCCACCCGGACTGAGGAGGGGAGACGCACCGTGTTGATGATCGTCCGGTCGGATTCGATCGCCAACCACTCTCGTACCACGAAGTGCGGGCATACATGTTTGAGTAGGAGGTCTTTCGCCATGCTTCACGTCCAGAAGGCTCAAAGACGTGGCTTCCTCCCGGCTGAGGGGAACGCTGCGTCATTGAGGTAGAACTGAATCTGCTGTTGCAGAAACTCTAGGGATTCGTCACCATCAGTTGCCCTACGAACCAATAGAATAATCTCTTCGAGGTATTGGTCCGCGAGGTCAATGGCTTTCTTGATCTTGAACTCGTAGTGCTCCCGCTTACCCTGGAGGGCCGGGGTGATGAAATCCTTGACCTTGCTCACCGCGATGGCAGGCACGATGTCGTCTGCGTGCAGGTTCTCTTCGTCTTGCACCTGAGCCGTTCCGACAAGAGATCCAGCATCGCTCACTTGGTTTGAGTCAAGGGAGGGTTCTGCCTGAGTGAACGAAATCCACTGACCTCTTGAACGTACAGAGAGGTCGAGCAAGTCGCCCCCATAGAACTGATAGGAGCGGACATACTTGGCGAGGAGGGAATTCTCGGGTTCAATGACGTAAGAGGAAGGTACCCTCTGTTCATCCAGCGTGTACTGAATCCACCCGATCCGGTTGATCTGACCTTGAAGGTACGCTACCTTGGCGTCAATGTCGGGAAGTTGGTCTTGCGCAAAGAGCAAGAGCGCTTGTATTTCATCTGCCGAGAACGTGCCGAGGAAGTTGAACGCCATATCAGACCCCGAAGATGAGTGAGAAAATGTCTGCCGTGCCTCCCAGGAGAGCGATAGCCAGGAAGTAATCGTTGGGGTCCGAGTCGGGAGGGTTCGTTGCCGTCAAGACCTCGGAGATCACACGCGAGTTGCCCCCTGCTGCGGGCGGGATGTAGAGGAGGTTGATGTCGAAGTCCAGGGTCAGGATCGCGTTGAGAGAGGCGATGAGCGTGTCGATTCGATCCAAGAGCGCCGTGAGCGTGGCGAGCCGGTCTTGGATGCCTTCGATCGTCCCTTGCAGCTCCGTGGTCGCATCTTGCAAGAGAGCCTCGAAGCTGGTGATGAGGTTGAACAGGCGGTCCACGGCCTCGCTCGCGTCAGGGAAGAGGTCGTCTAGGACCTTGACCGACTGCCAGTTGGGAGGAGCGCCCGTGCGTGAGAACCCATTGACGAGCTGGAGGAGGCTGAAGACCTCCCCACGTACCTGAGCATCGTCCCCGTTGAACAGGAAGAGAGGTACCTCGGACTCCAAGACACCTTCAATGGACACTTGGTTCGCCGTGTAAAGTTGACGGAAGACCTCGAAGAGACCTTCATTGTTGGCGACGATGGAAGTGATGCTCTGGACTTGAGGAATCGCCACCCGGTCAATCGCCAGGAGAACACGCTCGGAGTCGGTCAAAGAGAGCCTGGGTTGAATGAACTCGTCGATACCTCCGAAGGGATCGAATTCCGCCGCGTCGGCTACGAGGTTGTTCTCCAGACTCCCCGCCGACGTCGTGTACGTCGTGATGTCACTGGTCTCGAAGAGAGGCTCGGGGAAGTAGAGCACGTCCGGGTTGTCGCCTTGCTCATACACAAGGGTTTGACGGAGACTCCTGAAGAGAGATTCAGGGAGCGTTGGGGTGATAGATGAAGACCCGATCGCCAAGTCACCCGAGGTGTTGAACACGTCCGTGTCGAAGCGGAGCTTGTACGCAGCGCGGTACACATTGAGCAAGGCTGACGGCAAGTCGAAGGTCGTGTCGACCTCGGGGATAAACCCCTTGACAGGAGCCGAAGCAGGTGCCGTGTCCGACGAAAGAACCTCACCGTTCCTCTTAAGCACGAAGTACAAGCGATCTTCCTCCCCTTCGGGCGTGAACACCCGGCCTTGAACCGTATCCAAGGTCGCGTCTTGAGGAACGGCTCGTACTCGGTAGTAGAACCCGTTGTCAATCCCAGGGGGGACGTTCAGAACGAACGCGTAGGAGCCTGCGATGAAGTTGAAGTTCGTCACATCCGACGTATCGTCTAGGAGGTCAGCCGCCTCAATGAAGGGGTCGTTGGGGTCCACGGGCTCCCAGTAGTATATCGGCCTTCCCTTGGCGTCCAAGAGAGGTTCAGAAGCCGACTTGGCTCGTCCCTCTCGGCTGACGCGCTTGTCCAGCGGAGTCACTCGGGTAGGAGATTCGTCTTCCGAGGGCTTGAGGATGAGGGTACCCTCACGGCTCTTGGATCGCTCCAGAATGAACTTCGTGCTACGAAAGAAGTCGAAGAATACATCCCTGGATACACGGGGCTCTTGCCACTCGAAGAGGAGCGCGTTAGGCTGACTCGTGTTGCCGGTGAAGGTGTCTATGACCTTGATCCGGCTCACGTTACCCGACCCGTCATTGAAGACAGGAGATGCCGTGAGGTTGACCGGGGCGGGGAGGCCCAGAGGGAAGGGGCGGGAGAAGAACTCGAAGAGTTCGGCGCCGTTGAGGAGGAGGTTGAGGGGGTCCTCGGAACTCAGGTACAGAATGACGCCGCCAAGAGCCGCCGTCGAAGGGAATTGAGGGCGCTCCAGATCGTCCACGTCGTTGAGGGACTCCAGAAACAACTGCTGGAACTTACCGTACCCACCACGGTACTGAACATACTCCTCAAGGGTCTCGGGTACCAGAAAGAGACCGTACACGCCGGTTTCCCCCAGGTCTTGCAAAAGGTTGAGGATCTCGGCACGCAATGTCTCCACGGCACCCAGGAGAGGGCTGCTGTTGACGACGAGGAAAGAGGAGAGTACGTCCAACACGGCGATGCCGGTCTGCAAGATACCTGCCAGACCTCCAACCGAACCGGAGATGCCCGTAGAGAGGGGCGAAAGAACTGCCTCAAATCCAAGGTCTAGTTGCTGCCAATCAGCCATCGTTCACCGTACCTACGCCCACCGCTTCGGTCTCAGTCTCTTCCGAGTGAGGTTCAGTGTGGGTTGCTGCCAGTTGAGCTTGAAGGGTCTTCTGCTCGTCCTCAATAGTGACCCGTAGCTCCTCTAACTTGTCGAGCACGTCACGGAAAGAAGGGGTGAGCGTTCGTGTCTTACGCCAGCAAGCGGATTTCTTGCCATTCTTGTCGTCCATGTCAGGTCCTCAGAGCATCCCGAACGCGAGCCCTACGGCGCTTCGCTCGGTCTTGTAAAAGCCTACGGCGGGTAGGCAGGGTTCCGGTTTCAAGGTTGATTCGGAAGTCAATCCATGAGAACCTCAAGTCGTAGAGATTCTCTGTGCCAGAGAGCACCGCTTCCACTTCGTCTACCAAACTCGGTGCCCCGGTCAGGAACGCTTGACGATCCTGAACTCCCACAGGGAGAGTTGAATACGCCCCATCCAGATGATTCTGGAGAGTAGCGTCCAGGGGCTCACCTGGGTTGGCTATAAGAAGATCGGGAGAATCGAAGGTAGCAGGGTCATGGAGGGTGCTCTGGATTCCCTTGTCGAGACGGTCTAGAATCTCCTTGACATTGATGAGTTCATAGAGGACAAGCTCATACGTGCGCTCGGAGAATCGCTCTCCCTGAAGAACACGGAAGGAGACTCCTGAACCCGGTGCCAAGGTCGTCAAGAAGTCCACGGGGAACTCAGTCGCCTCCCGAAGCTCTACACGGGTGGGAGACAGGACCTCACCCACACGATAGAACCCTCGGGCGAAGCCTTCTTCAATGAGCACGAAGCTCGCACGTGTGTCCGAGTCGTCTTGAACTTCGTCTGCCACGAAGTCTGAGGACAGAGATTCCAGCGCGAACACGCCTCCTCCAAGGTCTACAAGGGTCCCGTCTGAAGCTTGCGTGAGTTCCTGATCGAACGCGTTGTCTATCAGACGCTCCAAGATGGCAAGCGTGGGTCCCGAGGGGTTCGTGTTCTCATATCCCCCCAGGGTAAGCAAGTCTTGGATGTCTACGGGGCTTGTAGGCGCATTCGCCACGGTGTCGTAGAGGACGCGCCGCTGCAACTGAATGTCCCGTAAGGCGTCAAGCTCGGGTGAGAATCGTCGAGGGCGAGAAGTCGTAAACCTCACCGGGAAATCGTCCAAGACCGGGTTCGCGTTGGAGACGTCGCCTTGAGTCTGACGCAAAGGTGGGCTCACCTGAATCTCTGTATACGGAGCTGCCGTGAGGTCTACATTCTCAATGACGTAACGACCCCCGTTTGGGGAGGTGGGAGGAATGACCAGGGTGTCTCCCACGCGCACGTCAAGGTTCCCGAGGTCTGTGAGAACGAACAAGGTAGTCGCGCTCGTACCAAGGTCCACGGCTGCATCCCCTACTGAGAAGAGCGGGTCACTCGTCAAGTAGAACTCCAGGCTCGTGCCCGTGTTTGCAATCGCCGGAGTGACTTCCAGCACCTCGTTCCCAAAGGTCACGACGTCATGGATGTCCACGTCGTCCACGTCTCCGTTGACGTTCGTGTTGAGCACATAAAGCACGGAGGCAGGACCGTAAGAAGTGAAGTCTACCCCCACGACATCAAACAACGTCGGAGTACCCGCACCCGCGCTACCTGAGCCTTGAACCTCAATGCTCGTAGACGCTATCGCAGCGTTTCCAGACGCGAATCCCGCAGGAAGCGTCTCGGGTTCGACTGAGCCGTTGAACCCGGTGGCGATCGTGTAGGTCCCCGTGTTCACTCCCGAGAGCACACGGAGTGTGAGACCGTCAGCCCATGTAGAGAAATCCACTGAGTCCGTGAGGGCGTGCAGGGAGTTGATGTCCCCGTTGCCCGAGAGGTCAAGGTTGAACGCTCCCGAAGCGGGGAGAGGTCCTGCTACTACCGTGATCGTACCAACCCCAAAAGACAGGATGGAGAACAGGCTCCCTCCAATGTCCAGGGTCCCCGTGAGTCCATTCAAGACCGTGAAGTCTCTTCCCAGATCGTCAGTCCACACGGCACCGACTCCCGTACCTGTGCCCGAGAAGGCATCGTCAATGGCATAGGAGACGCCTGAGTCAAACGCCTCGAACGCGGCAAGCCTGAAGTCGGTAGGGCTCGTGACCTCGGAGAAGACGAACGCCGTCGACCCTCCCGTAGCAGGGGTTCCTCCCAAGGTCTCTCCTTCGAGTAGGAGCAGGTCATACGGGCGTGGCGGTGTGGGATATGAGCTTGGGTCAGTGAGGTCTTGAGTCGTCGTCAGGACCGAGGGTGAGCTTTGAGTCGCATCAATCACGAGACCCGGAGTAGTGCCGTTGAGGACGTTTGTAAGTGCGCTCTCTTCGTTACCAAAGGACACGCTCTCCGAAGAGAGGAGAGGGTAGCCGTAGGGAGCGTTCTGCAAGCCATCATCGTCGACGGCCTCCCCATCAAGGGCGGGGAACCTGAAAGGCTCTGTGCGCTGGTTCTTGTAGCTGATGGTCGCGTTGAGGTAGGTCAAGGGAGGAGGAGCTACCTGACCCGTGATGCTCGCGAGGAAGTCTGGCAAGGCGCGGTTGATGAGTTCCCCTTCGCTCGCATCGAGGCCGAAGTCGAAGCCTTGCCTGAACGGGTTGAGTGATGTCCCGAACACCGTGTCGTTTTGTCTTGGCGTTGAGGTCGCAGCCGAGTACCCTGCGGCTGGAGAGGTCACCCCATCAAGCGTCTCAGGGTCGGTGACGGTGATCGTCAAGCTGCCGAACACGATCCCTGCGTCGGGGAAGAGGTTGTCAAAGAAGGTCTGATCCAACTGCCCCAGGGTCACTTGGTCTCCCGAGATTGCCGTGACCACCATGTTCTGTGCATAGATTGTCTCTTGCCTCTCTACGAGTCCCGTGGAGGGGTTCGTCGTGTAAGAGATGCGTCCGAGGTTGACCACATCGTCTACTGCGAAGCCTGGGATCTGTTTGCTCGCGTCACCATCGGTGAGGTTCTGACCCGCACCAGGGTTAGAGGCTTGTGAGGCTCCCAGAGGGAAGACCATACCCGCGTTGACCGTAGCTGTGCCCGACCCCGTTGACACGACCCCGTTGATGAGCCATGCTTGAGGCGGCCTCTCTTCGAGGGTCTCAATCGAGATCACGTCGTCTTGCTTCAAGTCACCCAGGGTCAAGCCGAAGTCCTCGAAGAAATCGTAGGAGCCCGAACCACTTACATCAGGAGGGGTTAGCGTGACTACCTTGGAGCGTTGGGGGTAGAACCTCGACAGGCGGGAAGGTTCCCAGGCCCTCGCGAACGTACCAAGGTACTCGAAGGTGGCAGGGAAGGTGAACTGGAAGGGCTTCTTGGACCTCAAGATGAGATCGTCAATCGAGTTGCGGACGAACCCTTCTTGTGCTAGGATGTCAATGTCCTCCACTTGAGCGGGGGTAGGCTTTGATCCGCTGCCGTCAGGGTTGACGTAATAGGGCAGAAGCTCTCCCGATACGGGGTCTTCCCCTCCCGGTTGACCGTCGGGAGCGAGGAAGAACTTGAACTGCCCGTCCCGGTCTCCAATGACCCTCCCGTCGACTGCCTGGAGGTAGGTCTCGAAGTCCTGAGCGACATCGTTGTAGAGGGAAATGAAAGCACGTCCTACACGGTCGCGATCTCGAACGTCGAGTTCCTCCCCTACCAGGGTGAGGTTGCCCTTGTCAGAGAGAGCTTGCGTGCTTCGGAAGGAGGTCGAAGGACCCGATGACCCCGAGGAAGAACCCAGCGTCGCTTGAACCTCGGCAGCGTACTCGGAGAGAGGTAGAGCGCGGAAGTAGAACGTGTCCGGGGAGTATATGCTGTAGGTGGCCAGAAGTTGGCCGCCCGCGAAGGTCTGGTTGGTTGCCGCGACGAACCTCGTGTACGTTGAACGCAAGCGTGGGATCACCAAAGTCCCTGCGTTGGAGGTAAACGGTCCAACATCCTCTCTTGCGAGATAAGACAGCACCCACCTCTGCCCCGGTTGAGGTAGAGTCACGTTCGTGGGGTCAAGCGCGATGTCCCCTGCGTCAGTCACTTCGTACTGTACGCCTCTCTCCAGAAGCGTACCCGAACCATCCTCGTCCAACTGCACGAGGCGCACGTCTTGAGCCGCAAAGAGAGGCCGGTTCGTTGCGAGTACCCCAGGTGCAGGATCGTAGACTACCTCATCCGAGATGGTGATCGTAGGGTTGACGTACTCCCGCTGCAAACGAGACCTAAGCGTCACACGCGTTACCCGTGCCCCTTCATCATAAGCCACCCCCTGAACACCATAAGGCTCGCCGTCGAGGAAGAGCACGCGGTTCGCGAAGACCGCGCCCGTGAAGTCCCCGAAGAGGCGCAGTTCTTGGTTGTCTACCGCGTTGACCTCTGCTTGAGCCGGGACCACAGATGTGCGGTCCAATGGAGAGGATGTGACCCTCAAGAGGGAGGGGCTCGTCACTGGGGTCGAGATCGCTGGGGACACCTCGGCGGTCGTGAGATCCGTACCCGCATCGTAAGACGAACTCACGACACGAACGGACACGTCGTCTACCTCCAACACCACGTCAGGTTGGAGAACTGACGTGTGGTCTCCAAGAAACGTCTGTTGGGTCCCCCCGACGAACTGCACGGGAGGGTCAAAAGGTAGAGAGGGCAAGACGGCGGTCTTCTCCCCTCCGGCAGCGTCAAGACGGAAGTAGCCGACCTGATACGTGCGGTTGGGATTCGCCGGTGCATTGAGCGTCACGGTCTTGTTGAGGAGGTCCACTGTCCCCTGAGAGCTTGGCGATCCGTTGATGAACAGCGTGCCGGGCTTGGTGGTATCCACCTCGATTCCAGAGGCGAAATTGAAAACACTCGTAGCAGGCGCGTAAGTTAAATTCTCTCTTGCATTAAAGGTAATTAAATTAACTAAGCTATTCAAGCTATCAACATAGTACCTTACTTGTAGCCGATCACCCGCACGGAATGCGGAGTTGAAGAACAACTGTCCGTTGGAAGGTTGCACGCTGTACTGGCTTTCGCTTAAAAGCACGACTGATTTTACATTTTCACTTACAAGGTCGAGAGGCAAACCTACGCTGCGATTCTCTGCGAGAACTTCCACGGGTCCCGTGGCGCGTCCCGTCGAGAGGAGAGGACGCAAGACGATGGAGGACCCCTCGAAGGTCGTGACATCCCCCGCGAAGAACGTGATCGCTCCCGTTCCAGAGTCGAAGGTGTACTCTCCCGAGGATGCGGGAGCACCGGGCACGAAGCTCAGGAGCGTTGAGTCCCGGTAAAGCTCGAAGTTCGCTTCAGGAGCGAGGTAGTAGGCAGGAACCACCAGGGCGTCTTGAATGAACCCGAGCGTTTCTCTCTCCAGGGTCACGTGAGGTACCTCAGCCCCGTCCAGCTCGAACGCAAAGCTCTCTCCATCGGGTACGAAAGATCCCAAAGGAGAGATGATCGAAGGGAATACCGTCCGGCGCGTGAGGTCGACATCCTCGAAGGCGTACTCATAAACCACATCGGGTCCCTCCACGACGACGTAAGGTACGTTCGTCTGAGGGCCGCTTGAAGTAGAGATCGTGAGCGAGGTCGCGGTGGAGTCGTCCACGCGGAACACTTCGTTGGTGTTCGTGAGGATGAGCAAGGGACGCTCGAACGCGTCGAGTGCTGAAGGTGTGCTTCCGAGGTCAAGGGCGAAGTTGAACGCTGCACCTGTGTCGGTGAACGTGCTCCCCGAGAGAGAACCGAAGCCCTCATAGAGCGGTTTACCGAAGGGCTCGGCAAAGGCGATGTTCCCGAGGTCGAAGTCCACCACGACGGTCTCACCTGGGGTCAAGGCTTGGAACCCATTACCCTCGTCAAGCTCGAAGCTGAAGTTACGGTCAAGCAAGACCTCATGTGGGAGCTTCACGGAAGAGGCTACCTGAGTGATGCTCTGAGTCTGTGATTCTCGCTCTGCCCAACGGATAGAACTCGCGTCGAAGTCGTACACCACATCTTCGTCAGGTACAAGTGTGCGCGTGCTGCCGTTGCTTCGTACACGAAAGAACGTGTCCTCGGAGTATCCAGCTACATCCTGTAAGGGAATCTGAGGTAGGATCGCGAAGGCACCTTGAGAGATCCCATCAATGAGCACCTCGTCTTGGATGCGCACGCGAGAGCGCGCATCGGGATCAACGCCTGGACGCAAAGAACGTGCCACACGGAAGGTGATGCCATCTTCGAGGTAGAAGTCACCCGTCCCGACGCTCAGGGTTAGCCCCGAGTTCGCCTGCATGAAAGAGAAGCTCAACTGAACTTGGACCTCATCCGCGCCCTCGTCGTAGAAGAGGAAAGCTTTCGTGGCCGGGATGCGCGAAGGCTGGGGGAGATCACTCGCCTCTTCGACGAACTCAAGGTCTTGGATTACCTCTCCAGACTCTCGAACATACAGCAAGAGCGCCGTGCGATCGTACACGGACGCGTCTATGTTCGCGATGCCAGGGGTCGAAGCGAAGTTGGGAGTGATCGTGCCCAAGTCCGTAGGAGGAAACGCCTGAACAGGCTCGGTGATAGAGTACACGCCGTCGTAGTAGAGACTCTCTCCGTCACGATCGGCGTTCTGGAAGGTTAGCTTCCCCGAGTTCACATCGTATCTAACTTCCTCGGTACCCACGGGATCAGTGCTCCGTGCGACGGTCAAGTAGCTGCCGTAGCGCGTTCTGAGTAGTGGGAACTCTGTACCTTGGGGTACAGGATTGAGAAAGATGTCTTCTCCCACGGAACCCAGGAGACCCGAGGAAGTGTCGAGGGCGAAGAAAGAGTAGCGGTACTGGAAGACGGGTAGGTTCACCGAAGACGCGATAATGTCTGCCGCGAAGAGGATCTCGCCCGTGTCCGCAAACGCTGCGGCTTCCCCTGCATTGGGGGTGAGCACGCCGTCGAGGTAGTCTTGCCACCGGGCTTGGGTAGGGATGTAGGAGACGGGCACAGGGGCGTTCTCAAGGCTCCCGAGGACAATCCTGGGTGTTCCCGCGTCTGGCTCCGTAGCGGCCAGTGTGAGAGGCGTGAGGGCGTCCTCGGGTACGTTTCCTATAAGCTCCGGGGGTGCGCCGGGAAGCGTGCGCCACCTCTGGACACGATCGTCGAAGCCAAAGCGCGTGACGTTGGAGTCATTTCTCGTGTAGAAGAGAGACAGAGCTTCACGACGGTACTGCACCACGGGAGTTGTACCCGGCGCGGTGTCGTACATCAAGAGACCCGCCTGGAGGTCTACCTTATCGGGAGCATCGCCAGACACGAGGGAGAAATCTCGGATCGCAAGACCCGCTTGATTGAACTGATACACCAAACCTGCATCGTCCACGTTGACCGGAGTCTCCTGAATGAAGTCCTCTCCCGCAACCAGATTCGCCGTAGCCTTGGGAACCACGAGGTATTCTCTGCGTTGGGCGGTGGGGTCATTGATGAACGTCGCGAGGTACTCGTCACGGTCCGAAGTCAGGTTACCATCGGAATCACGGTCAAGGACATGAACGCTAGGGTCATCTTGTGTAGGATTGTTAGCGCTAGACACTCTAGGCTGGCGCAAAACGTAGCCGGAGTCGAACATGAGGGCTCCCGTATGCTCTTGGACTGTGGTAGTACATCACCATCGGCACAAAAACATACGGGAGAGACGCGAATGCCCACAAAAAAGCTTGACAAAGACGAGAGCGGGCTCTAAGTTGTGTTCGTAATCTACCGGGGAGAATCTGAGACCACCCCACCCCACCCAAAGGTTTTGAGCATGTCAAACACACCCCTTCGCACTTACCTCAAAGAACTCCAACAAGGCCGTTACCGAGTGGCCTACTACCAGAGGACACCTGAATGGGACTTCGAGCGCGAGTGCAAGTTCATCCACTCGATGCTTCGGAACGCTAGTTCTGGCCTGTTCTTGATCAACCACGTTAATACCCCAGACGCAGTATCGCGTCGAATCACGTACAGGGGAGGCCCTCAGTACGACTTAACCCAATGTGCGTTCGAAGTATGTGACGGTCTACAAAGGACCACCACGCTACTCCGATGTAATACCTTTGAAGGGTACGAGAATCCTTACGAGGACAAAAAACGCTCCCGAACCCGGCCCCAGGAAGGAACCTTCGCGATCTGTCTAGACGCTGTATCGGAGTACGTGAATAGACCAATCTCTGAGATCCCAGACTCGTTCCTGTATGACAGGTTCTTCACCGTTATCGACCACATTGACATAAAGGACCCAAGCACTTTTGAAGGGTACTTCCCTCTTTGTCTTGTGTTTGACACTCCCCACTCCTACTGGTTCCCCCTCCTTCAGGGCAAATTCAAAACCCCTTCAGATTGGGTCCAGTTCTCGCATATGCTTTCGGCTTACAGTGAAAAGAATCTTTTACATGAGACTCTTAGCGCTGATTTTACGGACCCGGATTTACAAGCGGTCTTCCGAAGCGTTAATAAAAACGGGAAGGTTATGAGCGATGAAACCTACTCAAAAAGCTGCATTAGCGGTCCTGACTTCGATGCGCATAAAGCCGTCGATAAGTTTACAGCTCAGCTGAGCCGTACAGACTACACCAACGAAACCATGACAAAAAAAGCTTACGCGAACATGCTAAGAGCTTACATGCTCCGAACTCCTGAGTATACCACGACAGAACTGAGTTCTTTTGTGGTCAGCGAGCGTAAGCACTATACTTACATCAGAGAGAATTGGGACTTGCTCTGCCAAGAGTACCGCGATTGCATGGAAGCTTTCTATACTGTAATGCCCATGTTTAAGGGCGGAAAGATAACCGAAAGTATGACGGTAGCACTTCTAGCAAGGTGGCATCATAACCCCGATGTGTTCAACACTAGCTTGAAGAATTCAGGTGAAGACCTTCTCTTCAAATGGTCATGCTATGGGACTGTCATGAAGTCGGAAGACGGTTGTCGAAGTGCTCTTTATGACGGCTTAGTCCGGCTAGAGAAGGGTAAACCTTTTCAATACAAAGGGTATCTAGTTGATCTGTCAAAGACGGACAGGGTGTTCTTCGGTAAAAAATACGTCGAGACCGTTCGAGCGGCTGAAGAGTGGCTCACACGACAAATCAAGGCTGAGTACCCTAACGAAGATATCATTTGGATAGACCCTGAGTCTTCAGAAGAGGTAGTTCTGCACTCTGCGGGCGAGACGATCTCGAACTTAATCCGCATCCCAAAGTCGGCAAAAAACAACTGGTGGCATCACCCGGAGTTGCTCAAGCTCAATGGCATTGATCCCAAAACGCTCAGTCTAGACCCTGAAGAGCGATCATCAACTCTCGCCAAGAGATATCGCGAGTTTTTTGAAACGTACTGAAAAACTCTTCAAAATCTCTCCCATCGCTGCTATACTCCTCGTAGAACCCCTTGTGGAGTAAGATGATGAAAGCAGATACCGCCGCCCTTCAAGCCTCTGGAGAAGTGCTCCAGACCTTCTACACGATGCTCAAGACCCAGGTGGTCTCTGAGTACCTGAGCGCGGAAGAGTACGTGAGGGGTCTCGGCTTTGAGTGTGAGACCAAGAAACAACACTGGGATCATAACTCTCGGGACCTTTACCGCAGGTCCTCCAACCTTTCGGCTACCTTCATCGCGGCCTCATCCCTGAATGAAGACCTTAGAGGTTGGATTCTCGACGAGAAGGAGAACCTCACCCTGGACCGTGAATGGGAGACACCTTGGCTTCAGAAGGTCCTCCAACACCGCCCTATGGGTGGTCCCCTAATTTCCGTCGTCCCTCTGGGGTTCGATGAGAGGATTTTTGGGATCGATGAGGTATGGGGAGATCGCTACGAGAGCCTGCGAGACCGTGCCGTCGAAGACATGTACGAGAAGATGGAGTCGGGGTATGGTTACATCCCGGTCCGGGTTCTTGAGCGGGTCTTGAATGAGCTGAAGACCCTTCTCTACCAGAGCTGGGATGAGGAAGTCGAGAAGATCCGAGTCGCGTACAGTGCGCACCCTAACTCGAGTTCTCATGCGCTCGCTCACATCACCACGGCAACGTCGCACAACCTGAATAAGATTCACTTCCACGAGAGGTCCAAGTCCCTGACAGGTTATCTTCGCAACCCGAAAGAGGTAATCAAGGGCGGGCTGGAGGTGATCGAAGAGGTCTTCTCGATATTGGAGCCTGACGGGTTCGGGGCTATCCGCTCTCTCATGCAGCAGCCGGGGTCGAAGAAGCACTTCCGTAAGGTCCTCAAGACGCTTCAGAACATGGAGAAGAACGGGGAGTTCTACAACGTCACTCTCCCTTACGTTCACTCCGTGATGGACCGATCCTGGCGTGTGTCGGACCGTGAACTCACGACCGACAAGTATGACAAGGAGATCGCGGGTCTCACGAAGGTGTGGAAGGTCGAGACGATGAAGGGGTACAAGCTCTTTCACAGTCACAACGCCCTCCCAGGGGACCCCGAGGTGATCTTCTTCAAGTTCCAGAACGGAATTCCCCAACTCTCTCCCTTGGCGGAGAGGGTGTCTTATCCAAACGTGAAGGTGCTCATCTTCGACTACACTCCGGGCTGGCTCGTTCCCGTCTCGGAGAGGTTCCCCAACGTGGAGAAGGTCTACACCACGTGCCGGGTGAACTTCGTGAAGGAGGTGGAGGAGATGTATCCTCAAGCTGAATATCTGGACGGCAAGAGTCCCACAAGCGCCATCAACGATTTCTTTTCAAAAAAGTGAGGAGACACCCATGCGTTACCGTTGCGACATTGACGAAGACCTCTGGCACATGCGCCGTAACTACATGATCCGTAAGAGGGAGAAAGAGCTTCGAGAGGTCATGAAGCATCCACGTCTCTACATGTGGAGGAACCAGAGCGACGGCATCGAAATGTACGGTGGCATCCTCAGAGCGCTTAGGAACAGCCTAAGCGCCTTCTTCAGCGCTCCTAGCTGGTTCCAGGTCACCGATATCCTCAAGATCATCGGACTCGCCTTCGCGATCCCCTTCATCCTGCTCTACATGTACGCCCGAGGGCCTCACTATGTGCGAAGACATTTCGAAGAGCCCTTGAACGAACTGCTGGAAGTGGAGTACCCTTACGAGTTCGATGGCGTATGGGGCGTGAAGAGGCTGCAAGCCGAGGTCATAGAAGAAGACTGAAGAAAGTTTCAAAAAACGGGCTCGTAGCTGCTATAAGCAAGGTGAGACAAGCTACTACTCGTGAAGAGGAACGACATGATTACCGCCGACGATCTCTCAAAGACCTATGACGCCATCGAGCTTATGCACAAGCTCGATGCGGAAATCAAGTCCCTGGAAGTGTTCGACTGGAAGTTCTTCCTCCCGATCTTCGGGGAGTCCTACCACGTAGTCTTCTTCAAGGGGTGGCGGGAGACTCGCGAAGAGGTCGACGCGGGATTCAGCGATCTAACTACACCTTCTATCCGTCTTGAAGACCTCTCCCCCGAGCTTCTCACTTTGGTTCAGGATAGCTTCGACGCCCGTTCGGTGTGGCATGACGAGGTATACCCTGAAGAGTGGCCGGAAGACATGTCCCTCTCATGGAAGCCTCTTGCCGAAGGGGTCGGGAGACCCAGTGTCTTCAAGGCGTACATTCAAGAGTGTGTCGTGAGGGGTCAGGGTGTCATCCCCAAGTTCAACCTGAAACAGATCTTTAAGGGGGTCCTAGAGCACGTGGGGTCAGTGTGGTCTGACCTCATGCGCCGGAAGAATAAAGAGTACAACAGTCATTGGCGTCACGACTGGCAACTGTCGGTCAAGCTGAACTCTCACGAATGGTCAAGGCTTGAACTCAGCTTTAAGGGTGCTAGCCACGAAAAGAAGCGGATCAAGCGCATCGCGAGCAAGGTCAACTCATACTTCATGGGTCTGGGCGTCGATAACTTCGGTGACTTGCGATCGGCCATGCAAACCATCAAGCCGAGCAAGAGTGGGTTCAAGACGGTGCTGGCCATGCTCCAGAACTGCGAGAAGAATCGTGAGTACCATGAGGTCTTCCTGCCCTATGTGGACGGTATCTTGCGTCAGTGGGAGCCGAAGCATCTCACAATGGACTCTTACGGCAAGTTTGATAACAATCTGGTAGGCCGGTACGTCAAGGTCTGGGACCTCAAGACCTTGAAAGGGTGTGAGGCGTTTGGAGAAGGCAAGCTTCCAGGCAACTTCGAGTACGTGAAGCTCACTCTTAGCTTTGATAGAATGGGGTACCTCCCTGGCTACCCCCATCTCAAAGCGGTCTTCCTTGACTACTATGTCCGTGGGCTACACGGCCCCACGTTTAAGGTTCTTAGGGACCACCCGAACCTCGAATACATCGGTACCACAGACACGGAAGCGTTTGACAACTGCCGCGAGGACGAATGGCAGGCTTTCTTCGATGAGAAGGTCGTTTACACGACCAACGCCAAGCTCATGCGTAAAATCTTCGGTTGACAACGAGTGCGAACCTAAGTTAGAGTAACGTAACACAAAAGGAAGGAGAAGAGATCATGAATAAGTTTGAATGGGCCGCTGACCACCGCTACAAGATGCCCCCGAACCGCCGCGCGGGAGTCCGTCCGGGTCCCTTGCTCTACAACACATACGAGATCGTCGGGGCGGTCGAAGTCGTCAATCCCCGGAGCCGTCAAGAGGGCGAGTCTGTCAGGCTCATCTGCGAACTCCAAACCCTGAAGCGGCCCAACTTCGGGGGCTTCTTCGATATCCCTTCTCAGTCGGAGCTGGATGACCTTCTGGGAAGCATGGATGTCCTGCACTGGGCTATCCTGCGGAACATGGGTGAGCCCGAGCAGAGGGTAGACGTGGGGATGGTGTACGAGAAGTTCCGTGACCTCTTCCGTGCGGCCCAAGTGGGCGACACGTTCAAATATCGCAGGGTCTACAGGAAGATCGATCCGACGCCTTACCTGCCCGATGTGGTGGGCAAGCGTCTGACAGGAGAGGGCTGAAATGAAGTACCTGAGCAAGAGCACACAAGACCAGATCGATCATTGCTTCGAGGCAGAGGCCGACTACATTCTCGACGAGGTGGCCTCCAAGCTGCAAGAGGGGGAGTATGCTTCCGTAGACGAGATGATGTCTGACGGCCTGGACTACCTCAACAACGATGACTACTACGACCAGAGCCGTGAAGGGGGAGGCTTCTCGGGGGCAGTCTACGCTATCATGAGCCTTACGGTTGGGCTCCCTGAGTGCGTACTTACGGCAGAAGTCACGCGTCGGCTAGAGGACCTTGCCCGTTCCTACCCCTGGGGTAGTGGCGAAGGGGAAGACGGGGGTCCCGACGTCGACGGTGGTGATGAGAGCGGTCTTGAGCCAAGTGGCGATTCCGATTCCTAACCCCTGAGCCAACTGAGCGGCACTGACTCCCGACAAAGCCACGGACGTGAAGTTCGCTACTAGGAGGGGCACGAACGCCGTCGCACTTGCTGCGGCGAGTGTTCCTGTCCCGGCTCCTGTAGAACTTCCGGCGATCACTACTTGCACCAACGCATTCGTGTTGACCTCCACCGCCAAAGCTTGCACGACCCCTGACGCCAATCCTGCCGCAGAAGGGCCTACAATGCCCGCAGAGGCGAGGGAAGAGGTCACGAGACCTACCCCACTAACGGGGTCAATCGTGACCTTCCCTGTGCCCGTACCGGCTCCTACGATACCTACGTGAGCCGTGGTGACGGGTATGGTCACCAAGAACTGTGTGAACGCCTGAGCGAGCCCTTGTGCGAGCTGCAAAGAAGAAGGGCCGTTAAGACCGAAAGCCTTGAACGGCCCTACGAGGTTGGGCGTCAATGTGACCGGGGAGATGGGCATCTTAGACTTTCTGAAAGAGGGTGATTACTACCGAGTCGGTGAACGTGGAGTACCGACCTTTCCCGGTGACCTTGTACGCAAGGGACCGCTGGAGATCCATAACAATCTCCTGAGCGATGTAGTTCGCCGCAAAGTCGGTATAAGGATCTTCATCAGGGTCCGTGATGCTCGCCGTAATGACGATCTTGATCTCTCTTGACCCCAGAAGGATCGCTGCCGAGTCTGCGTCGAGCCCATACATCCTGAGCTGACGCTCGATACGGTGGGCCACGCTCTTCTTCAGTCCCAGGATAGACTTGCCTCCCATGATGTCCTTGAGCTTGGTGCCCGCCGTCTTGACTTGGGCCTCCCTCTTGCTTTGGGTATAGATTACGTTCGCGATGAGAGGGTCCAAGTCTTCGGAGAACTCGGGGAAGTCTTTCGCGACGTGTAGTAGCTGTGAAGCAAGTGTGAGCATGGTATCACTTTCCATCAGGGTAATCGTTGATCAGTCGGTAGTAGGACACCATCTGACGAGGGCCACGATCACTCAAAGGCATCCCCCTCTTGTCAAGCTCTACCGCGAAGGCTTTCAGGATCGCACCGATCTCACCGGGCTCCTTGCCCTCTTCTTTGAGAATCTGGACGAATTGCAATGAGTTCGCCGTGATAGATTCGACACCGAGGCGCTCATCTGTGAGTCCCGAGAGGTAGGTGGTCCACTGTTCAAGGGTATCAGGTTTCATTGGAGGTCTCCTACTCAGGTTGTGCTTTCAGGAGCGTTTTTGATGTACGGCGAGAGGACATGCTCGAAGATCTTACGGTCCAGATGGATGCTACGAGCCGCTATCTGATCCATCGCAAAGAACTCCTTACCCGTAGCCTTGCTCTGGCTCTCGACGATCACCTTGTCAAAGAGGTCCGCTTCCATGTTCTGCATGATGCCGCGAATCTCATCGAGAGTGAGGTCTAGGTCGTCCTGACGGCTCTCAAACACCGTGTCAAGGGTGATCTCCCTGCATTGCTTGTCCTGACCTTGACGGTAGGCGCGCGCGGTTCTCTGCTTCATATCCTCAGACGACCATGAGTCCCTGTCGAGGTGAACGATCGTATCGAACTCCTGTAGGTTCATGCCCGTGGTGTACGCGGAGGTCAGGGTCGCAGAGACAATGGAGAGAGAGGGCTTGAGGACGTGGTTCACGACTCCCATACGCCAGTTGGTGCGGTCGTAAGACTGTTCCCCGAACGTGTAGTTTCGAGGGGTGTAGCTCTTGACCTTCTCCCCGTTACGCCAGACCTGAATCTCACCTGAGAGACCGGCCACATGGTCGGTGCCTGGAAGCTCACGTGAGAGGTCACGTGCGGTAGCCTCTGCCACCTCGGGGTCGTCCGTCCAGAGCATGGTGCGTCCACGGCTCTCGACGCGCTCCCGGATGATGTTGGAGGCTTCGATGACTTTGGGAGAGGGCTGTCCTCCCCTGGGGAGGTTGACGATCTGACCCAGAGTCTTGAAGTGACCTGCGAGCTTGATGATCGCAGCGTCAATCTCCGAGTCCGAGGCGGTTTGGTCACGGTCACGGTAGCGACGTACCATCCCCTCCAGAACCGTCTTGACCTCATCCGCAGCGCGACGGTACTCCTCTTCTGTGTCGGCGTCCATCATCACAGTACGAGTCTCTGTTTCGAGCTTCTTGAGGTCATACTCTTCTATGTCGAGCTTGTGAGCGAAGAACACGTTACCCTGGACCCAATCTTGCATGGCCTCCTTCAAGGAGGCGTCCTGCTTGATCCCTACCGTGCGTCCTCCGATGCGCTCGGTGAAGCGGTCGCGGAACTCGCGGACCCTCTGCTTGCCTTCCTTGGAGAGCAAGTCCTCATTGTTCGCGATACCCGCGAGGATGCGTACATCCATGACATCGTTCTCCATAGGAGAAGCTGTCATGAGCATCTTCCGAGGGTGAGCACGCATGGCGTTACGGGCACGCTTCGAGTTCAAAGAGGCGAGGTTATGAGCCTCATCGAAGACGACGGCATAGTAACGGTCCATGACATCTTCGTCTTCGCGGCTGAACTGAGCGTAAGACATCGTTTCAATCAACATGAGGAAGGGCTCAGGGTCCTTGAGACGCTGACGTACCTCATGCTCAAGGTTGCCTCGGAGGTTGGCGGGGCAGACAAAGAGAATCGAGTTGGGCTCAAGCTCCTCGTCGGCTTGGTTGACGATGTTCTTGAGGTATCCCACGCTCGTGAGGCTCTTCCCACATCCGGTATCAAGAGCAAGGAGCCCTGTGTTACCTCTCTGCTCAAGCCAAGCCATCGCGTGCTTCTGTTTGTTGAAGAAGTCGAAGCCTTCCTTGAACCCTCCCATGAGGTCGGCGTCGAACTCGTGGATGTTCGCGTAGGCGGCCTCTTGAGACTCTTCCCTTTGCTTCTCGAAGTGCTCCTGTACGAGTTCCATCGCGCTCTTGCTCATGGCCATAGACGCCAGAGCATCCCGCACCATCATGAACTGACTGGGATCGAACTTGAACACCGAGTTACGGGTTCCTTCGACATACTCGACATCGACGGTCTCCTTGGAGATACCACGGACCGCTTTACGCAAGTGCGTAAACTCACGGGTCGAGGGGATCTTGAGGTACAGTCTTCCGTCCGGGTCCACGGTCATATAAGGTTCACGGTTGGCCGGAAGCTCTACCTTGAGGGACCCGTCTTCCATATGAGTTTCCAGGGACACGGGACGCCTGAGCTTGGGGTCATAGTCATACGCTGTGCCTTCGATTTGACGACCGTTGGCGTTGATCATGTCATCCAAGACGAAGCCCTTGAAGCGACCCTCGGAGATCACACGCTCACCGAAGATCTCCACGCAGGGGAGAATACGGGTCACGGGCTTTTGCTTCGCGATGTCGTCGGTAAGAGCTGCGTAAGTGACCTCACGACCTTCCAAGAGAGCGTCGAGGTCTGCCTCGGGGTACTTTCTGAGGTCTTCGAGGTCTTCAGGGAAGACGCGCTGAAGCTTGCGCATCGCGGAGAGGTGACGCTTGCGCTCCTTGATGAAATCGTCCACTCCGATCACATCCCCATCTTTATCGTACACCAGCTCTTCATAGATCGAAGCCGTGTACTCGAACGCCGAAGACTCTTCGGCTAAGGGAGGGTCGAGAAGGAACTTGCCTTCAGGGAGCACCTCTGCTACACGGTGAGTCTTGGAACCGATCTTGAGGTCAACCCGCAAGCCACGAGAGAGGGCGTCTTCAAAAACCTCACGATCCTCGTCGAGAGCAATGAGAACCTCGGGCGCGCCTACATCCGAAGCGGCTACCCCTGTCATGCTCGTGCGCACGTCCTTACCAACCTGAACAACGGAACCGTAGAGCATCGTGCGGGTTGGGACGAGCCCGTCACGGACGATCTGCTTCTCAATCGCCTCTTCAATCTCTTTACGAAGCTTCCTTTCCTCCATGATCTTCTCGTAGAGGTCAGGGTTCTCATGCTTGAGGCGTGCAGTCTCTTCTTCCTGTTCGCTCATCTTACGGAACGATGCCCACCCAGGGTTACCCTTGGTTTGTGCCTTGACATACACATCGGCTTGCCTGCACAGTACAGAGATGAGATCGATGTAGACCGTGTTCACCTTCTTGACGAGGACCTTGGAAGGGTACGACTCTTTCTCCATACGCTCCAAGAAAACCTTCAAGCGCTGGTAGTGAACGCGCAGGGCTTTCTTCTCTGCCTTCTCCTTACGGACGACAAGGCGACGCATCTCAGACTCGAAGATCTCCGAGGGAAGCTTCCCCTCCTCATCTTCGGGGATGTAAGGGGTAGTAGGGTCTGAAAGCTTGTTCTTGAGGTCTTCGTAGAGGTCGAAGAGGCCCATGTTCTTGCGGTAAGCCTTACGCAAGGCGCGGCGGACCGTAGAAGAGTACGTGTACTGGGGGTCAGCGGCCTTGACCTTCCTCGTCCAGTCCCTCCCCATGAGTTCAGGATGCTCCACGCAGTACAGGCGGGCGATCTTGTCGGGATGCTTGAGCGCGAACTTACGGAACGACTCCGAGCACGGATACGAGCGGAAGAACTCTTGGAGCGCTACTCGAGTAGAAAGGGAGGAAGGCATGTGAAGCACCTGTAGAGGGTCAGATCAAAGAGTCCGAACGATGGGGTTACCCGTCAATGGTAGACCAGTTACAAAATCAATATGAGGACTTGGACCCGGAACGCCTCCTACGACCGCGTTTACGGCTTGTGCATTGCCCAAAGCCACCGATCCCGTGAGGGAGATGGCAGGTGCAGCAAGACGAACCGCTCCAGGCGTGATGTTCACGTTACCTGCACCCGCGTTGAGTGAAATACTTCCCGAACCCAAACCCACCGTGTACGAGCCCATAGGAGCATTGAACGAATAGGTACCCGTGCCCATCGCACTCCTCTCTACGGTCAAGGCCCCGGTCGCGGAGATACGATGCGTACCCGCCGACTGGAACGTGATGTTCCTCTGAGCCGGTGCCGAGAACGTGAGGTCCGAATTCCCGAGCAAGATGTCGGTGCTCTCTCCACCTGAGACGATCGTGGTGCTCGTCCCCTGACCGAAGCTTGACGTTTGCTCACCTTGAACAGAGACATTCACGTTGGAGAGCACGTTCTGGTTCAGGTCTCCCGAGCCGACTTGAACCGCCATGCTCTCGGCTTTGATCTCACGCTTGCCCGAGGTTTCTTCGAGGTGATCTCCATTGGAAGCGATGATGCCAATGCCTCCATCCACCGCCAGTTGGTAGTTCCCCGAGATGATGAACCGTGCCCCGTCCCCGTTGGCATCACTCCTACGAACCTCGAAGCTCAAGCCTCCTTCGGCTCTCACATCCAGGGATCTCTTGGTTCGGTTGAGCGTCCCCAGGTTCCACTTGAGACCACCCTGAGTTCGGAGGTCAAGTGACTCGTTGTCGCGGCGGTTGGCTCCCATGACCAACTTGGCGCTGCCCTTGAGTTCGCCTTCTACGGATCGACCGGCTCCAAGGTTCGAGCCCTTCGACGTGGACGCAGGGACCGAGAAGAAGACGTGACCCTCTTTGTCGTGCGCGTAGAAGAGTTCCCCGAGGTCGTCAGGGCGGCGCATACGGTAGAGCTTGGCAGCGGCCAGAGATTGTTCGGTGCCCTCTTCAGTGTTCTCTACGGCTTCGAGACGTGGCACGCCTACTGAGTCATTGGGCGTGGAGAACAGAGCTGGACGTAACAGCCTCCCGTACAAGGATCTCCCTTCTGCCGAGTAGGGGTCGTTCCCTACGATCGTACCGTCAACCGACGTAATGAAGGGAGCGGGGAGAGGATCTGGTCCTATGTAGTCCGGGTCAAACCCATGTGCAGGGTTGGAAGGCATGAGCCCGTCCGAGGTCTCATAGAGTTCAAGGCGACGCTCTGTGAATGCCTCGGCGCGAGCTTGATTGAAGTCCACCCCGTCGCGGGTAACTACAGAATGACGCCTTCCGTCGGGTAGCACGACGCTGGGGAGCCCGTTGATGTCGGGTACGAGTGTCCCGTCTTCGAAGATGAGACCCGCTTGCACGAGGTCTTCAAACAACGGGTTGTCCTCGGGGAACGATCCTTCGACCAGAAAGTCCGTTGGAACGTTCAAGGCGTTTCGCACGACGCGCCCGAACATGCTCCTCCCCGCCGAAGTAGCTGCGATCTCTTCAAGAGAGGTCCTCACGAGAGCCCCATCGTCGCTCCTGAGCAAGAGTTCCATGCCCGAACGATCGAAGAGGCTCACAGACGAGTTCAAGAGCATCTCGGCACCTTGACGGCTCATAGCGAGGATGTCGCCCGGATAGATCTTGCGCATCTTGTAGCGCGTGGGACCATAGAAGCCTGCAAGCTCTTGGACTACCTTGTCTTGAGGGAGGTTGAGCCCTTCGGCGTCACGGGGGATTGGACCCAGGGGGTCGAAGTTCAACGCGGTCTTGACGCCGTTGGGGATGAACCCTACGATGAAAGGGCGCGTGTGGCGGTTCTGATGCGACGCAGAGAACCCGAGCACGGCTACTGCTCCAACCTCCGGCATCGCTCCCAGAAAGCCTCTACGGCTCCAGTACGCGGCGGAGATGGGCACCTCCTCGGCGTTGGGAGAATCGCCCTGGATGTAAGCGAGGTCGCACGTCATGCGCTCATAGTCTACACGGATGACCTCTGCCAAACGAAGCGCGTACCTCATCTCGTTCGTGCGCCCGTACATCTTGGCGCTCGCGATGCTCTCGCTTGGTGTCCCAATGATGGGGCCGAACTTCTTACTGTAGGTCATGTGTCGTCTCCATCATCATCACCGGGGTTGATCGCCTCACCCGCGCGGTTGAACTCAGCCTTCGCCCGTGTCCACTGGCTCTCCACCTGCCCCCATCTACCCTCTTGAGAGAAGATCTCACCCAGAGATTCTCCAGCCTCCAGGCCCTCTTGGACCTCGCTACGACTGATCGGCGTGTCCACGATCCTTGAATCCACGGGCTGAGGATTCTGCACAGGGACTTGAGAGAGCGTGTTCACGCGAGGGCGACGACGTGTGAGTCCTCTGAGGCGTGCCTCGACCTCTTTCTCGCTCTCGAAGGCTTGCTGGTATATATCCTGCAAGAAGGTGTTGATCTGGTCCAGAATCTCGGGGTCACGTACTGGCCTGAAGAGAGAAGGCAACGCGTCGATACCCTGTTCTTGGTTGGCCTGCAACTCACGAGCGAAGAGCACGTTCGAGGCTCGGGTTGCCTCGACATCACCATCCTCTGGAGGGTTACCAAACGTGTTGACAGGCAACTCTTCCAGTTCCTCTTCAGGCACCTCGACGACCTGAGAGTCGGGGTCAAGCCATACGGAGCGAGCCCTACGGAACTCCTCTACATACCCATCGGTGCCCCATCTCTTGTCCAAAAACGCGATGAGTTCTTCCTCAGTAGCGCCTTCAGATTGCAGCCGGTTGAACGTCTTGGTAGTCCCCTGCCCTCCCTTCCATGCAATCGCGAGGCGGTCCGGGTCATAATCATGGATATCTTTGGACCGCTCTTGAACGCGAAGAAAGTGCTCGATGGCATCCTGCCCCGCTGCCTCATCAAAGCTCTCAGTACCAAGGAACTCCGTGTTGGTTCTACCCAGGAAAGCAGCGTTGTCCACACCAATCTGCAAGAGTCCGTTGAACTGAGAGGGCTGACCGCTCTCTGTAGTACGGCGCGCGTTCGATCGTCCATTGGACTCGACGGCGATGAAAGCGAGGATCACATCATCAGGATACTGTTCAGCGGATACACCAACGGCTTGACGCGCGCGGTTGATTGCGGGTAGCCACCTCGACACAGCAGAGGACTTCCTGAATGACCTCTCGGTGGTTCCTGTGAACTGAGGCACTCCTGCGTACTTTCCAGACGGGGACGAAGGTGAGTTAACGCCCTTTGCCAGAGAGGGAAGGATACCACGGGCGAACGCCACAGACCCAATCCCCGACGTCTGAGGGGCGATCTCGAATAGACGGCGGCCATAATTGTTCGGATCGATCTGAACCACGTTGTCCTTTCGAGTCGAGAACTCCTCGTTGGCGGCTTGAGGTGTCATGAAGAGAGGGTCCATGCTCGTCTGGCTAGACGCCTTGCCGGGTTGGTCAGGTGCTAGCCCAAGGAGAGCCTTGCTGCGACGATCTCCTTGTCTAGAGAAGTCGAAGCCCGAGCGAGTGAGCTTGACGTTCCTGCCGTAGAGGTATCCTCCCACGACCTCGTAGCCACGCTCATCCGAGACCGGGAAGCGGGCGAGGTTTCGCCCGTTGACCTTCGTGAGAGAGAGGCTCTGCAAAGGTGCGTTCTCCGCGTCAATCACGTTGTCCCGGTTGGGATCGATCTGGTACACGTAGTCGAAGTTCCCGAAGATTCGGAACTGTGTCCTGAAGCTCACGAGGTCTCGCAACGCCGCCTCGGATTCTGACTCAATTTCATCGAAGCTATCAATGGCAGGTCCCGTCGTGCTCTGCTCATCATCGGAGTTCGTGGGAGGTTCCGGTGTGAGGATGACGTTGCGATCCCCAACGGGGTTACCCGAGAGAGGGTCGATAGGGCGCGCGTACAGGTTCGTGGGGTACAGGTTGGGGTTCGTGGTCTCTCCAGGGGAAGCCTGAGCCTCCGGGTTGTCTCCTGGCACGCTATTCAACTGAGACTGATCACGCTCCTGCCCTTCCGTGTTGAGGGTCCGGTTCCAAAACGGGAACGCAGCATAGAACTTGGTACGGCGCGCCATGAGCGTGAGGGACGTCGTGCAGTTGCCCGCAAAGGAGAAGTTGTGAGAGATACCCTCCACGTAGTAGTACGCGTCCTGAGACTCGACATACACGGGGTAGCCAAGCCGAAGCTCGGGGCGGATGGGGATCGTGATCTGACTGGTGTGGACACGAGCGTTCTGGCGGTCCAGTTCGTCGACGAGGTGAAAGAAGAGGTTCCTTGAGGCATTGACACCCAGACCTGCACCAAAGAACTCCGAGTTGTACGATCCCGGCTTCCACCCATACTTGGCTACGAGCCTGTAGTCCACGTAGGTAGCGCGAGGCTTGACCACCTCGGCTTCACCAATCTGAAGGTTACGAACCGCGTTACCTGTGCCTTCGAGGAACGTCACATCAGGAGGGTTCTCTGCGTAAGACTCGGAGATGATGTCGATAGGGCGAATCCAAGAAACCGGCTTGTTGGGGATCACATCCAAGTTGTAGAAGGGAGGCTTGAAGACGATCTCGCCGGTGACATCCATGAAGAGTTCGTAGCCGATGGCGGTCTTGGCGGTGTCCGCGATCTCCTTCTTGGTCTGGAACTCGGAGGTGAACAAATCGAACGAACCGATACGTGATGCGACCTCTGAGAACGCAGAAATCTTGGTGAGATCAACGTCTAACTGCTTGAACCCACCTGCTTTCTGGGAGCGGTTCCTTGCGGTGGTTCCTGAGCGCCCAAGGAAAGCTGCCTGACGGTTCTCCTTGCTCAAGAGGGCCGCGAGCGTGTTGCCCTGGATAATCTCTCCGTTGGGGCCATACATCCTCAACGCATAAGCGATTCTGCCCCACTGACGAGTCCAGTAGGCCATGAGCTGAAGATTCTCTTGCTGATTGGGCTCGGTTCGCTGCTGACGTCCTCGGAGGAAGATGTTTGCGTTGACCGCATCACCGTAGGCATAGCGAGAGAGCGAGTAAATGACGTCGTAAGGGTTGTTGCCCGTGAAGACACCTGAGCCCTTGACGTTGAACTTGCTCTGAGTCGTCGTCTTTGCACCTTGATAAGACGGGTTGATGTTGATACGTTGAATCGTCCACCAATACAGGATGTCCTGACACGCGAGGTCCACGGTACGCTCTCCCCCGGACCACTGATGGTTGACTGAGGTGACGACTCCCCAGAAAGCGGGGTAGTAGCGTGGGGCACCTCCCACGAGGAAGTGTCCCTTGATGTAGATACGCACTTCCATCATGGTCGTGAGGATCAACTGACCTCCACGAAAGAAGTCATCCGTGGCATGGCGCGGGATATGCAAGGATACCGAGGCGTTGCCGGGAGAGTTCTCGATACCCAGGGTGCAGCTCACGCCCGTCACATAAGGTTGGATGTTCACCTTCTTGGTTGGGTTGCCTCCCGAGGGGAGCGCCAACTGACCGTTGAGGAAGACCAGACAGTCGGGTGCCGTCGCGATGACGGGACGTTTGTTGTCCTCGTATGTACCTCGATAGGGCATCATGTATCCTCAAAGATGTGGTCTTCAAAACGAACGGTGAAGTCGAAGCTGTACTGAAGAGAGAAGGGGCTATCCTCAGTCTCGTTGATAGAGAATGAGTCGAAGGTTCCTGTATAGACCTTCTCCCCGTAAAAGATCTTGACAGATCCCATCAGGGCGATACGACCATCGTTGTTGTAGATGTAGGAGTTGTTCCGGTAGCTCTGGTAGAGCGACATGAACTTCTGGTACGCAGCCGACCCTCGGCGGAGCTTTCTCGTAAGACCACCTGCGGCTTGACCGTTCGTGCCTACCGTAGAGATGTACGCGGCACCGATCTTACCGGACGCGCTGATGGTAGGTTGCTCTAGACCCCAGTGTTCTATGATATAACCATCACGGCCACGGTTTCCGTCCGAGACCATATGAGAGTACGATACTGAGAAGCTCTCAGGGTTGATATACATCACCAGAGGAGGGAGAGCCTTGAACACTTGCACTTGACGACGAATGAAGTCCTCGTTGGCTCCGATCGTGCGTTGCTGTTGGATGCTCTGTGACTCTTCTGCGAAGATGTCTACGATCCGCTGCCTACGTTCGGTGATGACTTCCAAGTTGTCTTCGAGTTCCACGTCACTACGCTGACCCTGAGTCAAGAGAGTCCGGTACCGTTGCTCCTGAGACTCCAGAAACTCCGTTCCCAACGTGTCTGCGTTGACCGCCACACGAGTCTCTATGGCGTTGTCGCTCACTTCCTCGATGGGAGTAGGGGGTGGAGCTTGCTCAGGCGTGAAGATAGGACTGGCGGTGAACAGTACGGTCGCGTTGAGAGGCTGACCCTCTTGCGTGAACCCGGAGATCGTAACCGACTCCCCCTGGAGGGGAATCTCGTTGACGGTCACGACACCGGCTTCGTCTACCTCCAAGACTTCAGGGTTCGATGAGGTGAACTGAACCGGGATTCGAGCTTGAGCGAGCGTGTTGACGTCTGTTCGAAAGCTGAAGCTCAGCGTCGTGGTGAACGGTACGGCGGTCACGAGGAAGCCGTTTTGGTCAGGCACGATGCTTGCTATCTCACGCACGGTCTCGACGTTGACCTGCCTTCCGGTTTGCGCGCCCCCGTTCCGGGTCGTGCGGACCAGACGAAGAGGGACGTCTTGGGGAGAAGGTACCCGTGTGGTACGGAACTCTCCCGAGGGGAACTCATCCGGGGGAATGAGGGAGATCACCATAGGGATCAGGGGTCTCTTGGTAGGACGAACCGCCTGGAACGTGGTGGGTGTCAGCTTGAGGTCGTAGCCCTGACCGAACTCCAAGGCGCCGTACTCGAACAGCTCTGTGATCGTGGTCTGGAATGTCTTACGGATCTGATCCCGCTGAAAGTTGTTGATTGACTCGTCTTCGTTCAGGAAGGCCCTGATGCGCGGATCGACTTGCACGATGGTCATGAGGGCTCCTCAGAATAGTAGTGAGCGCGCTTCCTTGGTGGCCTTGAAGCTGAACGAGAGGTCGAACATGAACGGCTTTTCAGCGCTCTCACTCACCTCGAAGTTGGTGAAGTAGCCGTCATAGGTTCCCCCTCCAAAGACGATTCGGATGCGTCCGTTGAACTGGACAACTCCCCTATCGTCGTAGACCGAGCCGTTGGACTTGAACACGCTCAAGAGCTGCTGGAACTTGCGGTACGCGATCGTGTTTCGACGGTCGAAGGTAGTGAGACCTCTCTCCACCGAAATGAACCCTCCCGTCACCATAGAGGCGCTCACGGTCGTGAGTTGATCTCCAAAGTGTTGCTCGACAAAGCCCCCAAGCGTCTGTATCCTCGTGATGACCTTGGAGTACCCGAGGTCCAGGCTCGACGGGTTGACGTGGAGATATAGGAACTCGGGAAGCAAGAGCGTGGTGAGGTCTGGGGACACCACTTGGAAGAGCATGGGGACGTACCGGGGATCGTCTGCCCCCGAAAAGGCGCTCGGGATTTGAGCATAGTTGGTCGTTGGTTGTGGCATGGATCAGCCTCCCATCTCTTTACGTTTGATCATCTCGTAGGCGCGAAGAATCTCTTCCTGCACGTCGCCTTGCTGCGGGTTGTTCACGGTCACGTTGAAGTTGACCGTACCTCCACCGCCACCACCTCCGGCAGCTCCACCGAGAGCCTTGAGCATGGAACCGGGACCTCCTCTCTGGGTACGGGCGATGGCGCTCTCCTTGATCACCAGATCGCCGGGCGAGAACGCCAGGGGTGCAAATCCTCCCGAGAGGATCTTGGCGTCCTGAGCGGGGAGGAGCCTCTTCTTAACTCCCTCAAATTGCTGTTTTAACAGCTTGGAGTCGTAGGCCCTCTCCGACTTGAGAGCTTCTTTCTGTGCAGAACTAAGGTCCGCCCCGAGCAAAGATGACACATCCTTATCCCCGGCAGTCATACCAGATTCAACCATCATACGAGCCACCCTGCCTGCGGAGCCTCCGAACGCTCCGCCTAGACGCTTGGTCATCTCCGCGATCTGAAGGGCCTCCACCTGAGCGTCTCGGAACTTCTTTGCAGCTTCAGTGTTAATGTTGATACCACGGTTCTTCAGGATATCATTGGTGATAACGGCCTTCTGGGCTTGGGTATACATCCCCTCTGAGATCTTATCTCTAATCTCGGATTGAATGGCATTACCTTCTTCTGAAATGGTTTTATGAGCGCTAAGCTCTTCCTCAAAGATCTCCGAAGCTTTTTCATTTGTCTTTTTGGCGACCTGTGTCCCCGTAAGGTTCTTACCTTCTGGGTCGACGTAGACGTTGGGGTCTAGAAGGGAGTTATACTTTCTCTTACGGAAGTCGAGAGACTCTTGAGCCTGAGATACAGACTTTGACTTGAGGCCCTGAAAGTCTTTGAACGTCATGTCGCCGCCGCCTTCTAGGAACTTCCGGTACTCTTGATAACCCTGTTGAGAGCGCCCTTCACTTTTAGCAAGTGCCATCTCGGCGTCCATGCGACGCTGCATAGCAAGCTTTCCTTCCAGGGGCTTGAGATCCGCCTCTTTCCGACTGATCTCCTCGGAGAGCCTTGCCTTTTCAAGAGGGTCGGTAGATTGCATACGTCGGGATCTCAAGTTTCTGATCTCGGCTTGACGATTGCGTACTCCGCGCGCCATTTGTTCACTTTTGCTCTCGGACTTACCGAAGACCTTGCGCATGAATCCGTAAATACCTTCCACTGCAAACGAGATAGAATTCAGAGCTTGATACACGAGGAGCTGGAGGATGTCGGAGACTTTACGGGTCGCGTCTATCTGCTTTTCCGCAGCGCTCTTCTGCGACTTGGCGCTCTTCTTGGCTCTATCTTTAGCCTCTGAGGTCATGGCGCGCGTGACGTCGTACTCATCTTTGATGATTTGCTTGGTCTCGGCGTTAATGAGTGTTCCGTCCTCCTGAAGCTTGGCGTTGATCCCCATTTGCTTTGCGAAGGCGTTGAAGTCTTTACGTTGGTCCTCATCCGAAGCGTCGACTCTCTTGAGCTGATCGAACAGTAGGTCGGCTTGACCTTGCGAAATCTCCGAAAACCTCTGCATTTGCTTGAGTTGCGCTTCACTAAACCCGAGCTGCTCTGCCATGATGACAGGGATATCTTCGATAGGGCCGAAGATGTTCTCCAGCATCTCAATCTGAACTTCTACATTGTCCATCGCGCCAAGGTTACCCAAAGCGTCTACAAGACGAAGACCCCCCTTTTCCACGTCTTGAGCCATCTTACCCGCCATAGACAACTGACGACCCGCCTCTTCGCTCACATTCCTGTTGACCCGGAACATCAGTTCTTGGTACTCTCCATCCTTCCTGAGTTCTTTGAGTCGTTTTCCAAGTTCCTTGGCATTGGTCACCCCCTCATAACCCATAGCGGCAAGCTGAGCATTGATTCCCCCAAACCCCTTGTCCACCTTCACGATGTCGGTGAGCATGTCTTGAGAGGTCTCTCTAAGCATCTTGGTGACCTTCCCCTGCCCTGCCAAAATGATAGTCTTCAAACGCTCCTGTGCGTTCTGCTCCTTGAGCCCCGTGACCATCTGAGTGGTGAACGCCTCAGCGGACTTGGAGTCCATGATCTTGTTCATTTGAGTGAGCAAGCCTGCGGCCTCTTCGAGCTTGAAGTTGTAGAGGCCCATCTGCCCCGACAACTGAGCGATCGTACCGAAGAACTTCTTGGTGGAGATGCCTGCCTCTCGGGAGAGCGTGACCATCAACTGCAAGTCGGACTTGATCACATCCATAGACTGCCCGTGAATGTCCCTGAGTTCGGCCACAAAGCCTGCGGTCTCAGACAAAGAGGTTCCCATGTTCAGAGAGGTCTGACGCACGGTCTCAATGACATCAGCGGCCATAGCGCCGAAGTCCGCGTACCCCTCTTCGAGTGTCATGAGGTTCGCGTTGTGCTCTTGGAGAGCCCCGATGACCTCATAGTGCATCTTGGGGTCCATACCCAGGCGCATGTTACGAGAGAAATCCGTAGCCACCTCTCGCATCTGAGAGAGGCGATCGTTCGCGCCTTCAAACCCGTCTTGTGCGAGGGTGTAATAGGGAACTTGGTTTAGTAACTCAGAGTTGAGTTCCTTGGTTTGAGCTTCCGCATCCATGAGGAGCTTGACGATGGCACCCAGACCTCCGACCGCGATTGCAAGAGGCCCCAAGACCTTGGCGAACTTGCCCAGAGCCGCCATCGCTTTGCCGCCTCCTGGGATTCCTCCTTTACCCTTGCCCGCCATTTGACGGCGCAACGCTCGCTGTTGACTTTTGTTACGGATTCGCCCCGCACCTAACTGACCAAGACCGCCCGCGCTTTGACCCAGACCTCCTATGACACCCTGGAGGTCTCCTCCCAGAGCCGACTTGATGGCGTTGCCGATACCCTTCCCCAAAGTGTCGGGGAGCTTCTTATCCGCGAACTCGTCGAGCTTCTTCTTGTCGTCGACGAAGATCTTCTTGAGCTTCTTCGACTGAGCGGACATAGAGTCAAGAACCGCCTTCTTCTCTTGACTGATCATCTTGAAGCGTTCTTTGTACTCGGCAGTCTTCTGCTTGGCGAGTTCTTCCTGCCCTTTGGTTTGAGCGTCAAGTGCTTCCGCATGAACGGCTCGGAGATCCTTGACTTTCCCTACCAGACCCTCCACGTCCTTTGCGGCGTCTTTGAAGGTGTGACCATAGTGTGCGGCCTTGACGGCTTCCGTCGACACGTCCACAAGGTTCGCGACGCCCAACTCAAGGTCGGTGAACGCCTTCTTGTTTTTCTTGCTGACCGTGGCCAGACCTTCAAGCTCTTTCTTGGCTTGGTCTAGACCCTTGGACAAGTTGCCGAGCCGCAGGAGCGTATCGCCAATGTTGTCGTCCACATGCAGCAGAAAATCAAATTCTTCGTCGGCCATGAAGCTCACTCATCGTCAAAAGGGGATCTGTTGGTCATATCCGGCATCTGGACATCGTAGTAGTCGTCCATGATGGTGCCCGAGAGAGGATGCGTCCCTTGATCCTGGGTAGGTTCAGGGTCTTCCGTTCCTATAATGCCCCACTTCCTCATCCTCTCAGTTTGCTCCTGATACTTCCCTTCTGCCTCGAAGTCGCCACGTAAGAGCGCCGTGCGCTTGGCTTGCTTACGCTCCTGAGTCAACCTCTTGACAGCTTCCTCATCATAGAATATGATTGGATCTTCGACATCAGGGCTGAACTGCTCCCGCTTGGCTTGACGAGCCCTCAAAGCGCGCTCTGCTTTCGCGGCTTGAGCCTTCTCCCACTGCTCGCGGACCTTACGCTCATGAGCTTCGACCACCTGATCGTGGAAGTCTTTCTGACCCTCGATGTCACGCTTCAACTGACCCAGAAGGTCGTCCACGCTCTCGTGTGACACCTTGACCTCCCCATTGACACCACGTGTCCCTTCTTCAGGGATCTCTCCGTAGAAGATGGCCTCACGTCTGCGCTGCTCGTCTCTGCGGCGCGTCTTGTCTTGAGAATCGATCTTGCTGATCTCTTTCGAGTGAACCGAAGCGGCGAACTTGGTGTGAGCCCAGTCCGTCTCGACTTCCTCTCGCTTGTCTTCGAGTAGATTGTAGTGGTACCAGAGGCGTTGGTGGGCGTTGAGACCCAAGCACTGCGTCCCCTGGATACCTGTGACCCTGGGGTCGTTTGGAGACATACGGTGGACAATAGACCACATTTGCCTCGAATCTTGTCCATAAGAGAACCCTTCAACGCGCTTGATGGCTTTGAGCGCGCGCGCATTGAGTCCCTGAATCTTGCGTAGGAGTTCAAGACGGACCTCGGGAGAGTATTCCATGAGCACGTCGACGAACTCATGAAAGAAGGTCTCCCTGTCGTCAAGAACCGAAACCCGGTTGAACAAATATACCGAAGAGGCTATGAAGTAGCACTCTTGAAGGAGATTCTCCTTGGCGGAATCGGAGCTGACCGAATAGAGTAGAGCGAGGTCGTATTCGGTCTCGTTGACCGTCTTGAAGATGATGGGTACACCTTCTACTTCGACGGCTTCGACAAGGAAGCCCCTGAAGATCATGCGCTCAACGTCGGTGTAGTCTGGGAGAGCCATTGCTACCTCCCCCGGTCACTGCCTGCGGTTTGGGTTATAGAAGTTGGGGTTGCCCTTGCCGCTTGGCTTCTGATTGGCCTTGAACGCGGGACCTTGCTGAGTCTCTTGCTGCTGCGTCGCAGGACTCAAGAGAGTAGCCCCGTTCGGGTTCGGGATGTACTGAGCATCCGTCATCTGCTGAGGGGCATTAGCCGTCCTCACAGGGCTATCTTGAGGCGAGGGCTCCGAGTACACTTGGATAGGAGCTTGGTTCAAGGGCTCACGTCCACGCTGACGCTCTTGACGCTCTTGGTATAGCCTCTCATGCTCCCGCTGCACTTCGTCGTCTTGTGAGGGCTCTGAGGCCGTCTGAGATGCTTGTTCCTGGGGTAGTTCGTAGTGGTACCCGTCTCTCTCGACGACGGGCGGTTGCTGAAGCGCATCCTGGGGTACCGGCTGGAGCATTTGAGTCTTGAGTTCCCTCACGTCAACGTCTGCCGAAGGAGACCCCTGTGGCACGGATTCGGCTCTTACGGGCTCGGAGGTCGTCGCTTGAGTCGCGGGAACCAGAGGGGGGAGCCCGAGCTTGCTACGGAGACCCGCCACCTGCTCCTCCAATTCCGCCAACTCTTCCTCGGGGGACTCTGAGAGGAACTTGACGCCCTTGGTTGCCTTCTCTTCGGCTTGCTGGGTAAGCTCTTGGAACTTACGGTAGAGCACGCTGATGAGACTGTCCTCCCACTCATCCAAGAGTGTGTGTACGAAGAGGGCCTTCTCTACCGTCTCCGGGTCGGCGGGGTTGGTATCGTCAAGGATATACTCCTGCCCGTTGAAGTCCATATCGTCGATACGCATGATCGCAAAGGACAGGACTCCAAGCTGGACGGTCTTTAGCCAGTTAGCGAGAGTATACGAGTCATCGCTTTCCTGAGCCTGCTCGAAGAGAGGTTGTGCGCGCTCGTTCGCGATGGTAAGCTCGTGGCGGGTGATGGTTCGGATCTGGAACTCGATACCCAGGACCGTGAACGTGTCGGTTTCGTGCCCAAGCCTCCTAAGCTTGGACATGCCCTTACGAATCGAGGAGAGCTTGAGTGTAGACATAGCTGTACCTTTTTGGATGTAACTCGACCTTCCTGTGCTGGAAGGGTTTCCAGCACGAGTCGAAGCCGTGAGAGGATGAAGCACTGATCCTTCGGGATAAATGGAATCTCAGGATAAACAAAAGACCCCCGACACGAATGCCGAGGGTCCAAAGGTCTCTATGAGATAAGGTCAGAGCACATCGTTCTCTTCGAACCACTCAATGTCATCTTGCTCTGAGCGGTAAGGGAACAAAATGTGTACCATTTGCAGGCGGAGTTCGTACCCAGCGCCTCCATGCGAGAGAGCATACGGAGCGTAGACGTAAGACTGTTGCTTGGAAGGGTAGGTCAACCCGACCATGCGCTCATGCTCAATCCTACCCAGGGGGTCTACCGGACGCTCTTCAACGAGGTACAGATGTGAGCCTTCAAGCAACTGCACGGCAGGGAAGTCCACGACACCTGCTTCGTCCCACTTGTCTGCGATCTCTTGGAGGAACGCCTGCATGATCTCGGGCGGGACATACCACTCGGGACCGTCAAAACGAACGTATACCCCCAGGACCTCATAGAAGGGCTTCCAGTGTAGGTGACCATGCCAGATTGCCCCCCATACGCCGAGAGCCCAACATCCCCCGAAGAACCCCAGGAGAACCCCAAGCGCACCTTGAGCCGCTGCCGCCGAGAAGAACCCCACGGTCACCAAGGTCACGAATGCCAGGAAGGGAAGCATGAACCACATCTCCTGCCAGATGCTCCTGAGACGGAGCTTGTTCGGGGCAGTCCACGTACCCTTCGATAATAGGTTCCTCTTGTCCAAATGCTTCTGAATCTCTTTTGAATAGGCCATGTTACTCCCTCCTCATCAGGAAAAGATGTCCAACGTTTTTTGGTAGCTAGCTTTCCAGTCGAAACGAGCAGCCTTACAGATCTTCTCCCAGGTATTCATGTGGTCTACGAGGTCGTGATGCATACGACCCCGGTCAACCTCAAACAAGGCGGCTGAGCCTGTAACCTCTTCGAGAACGCTCAGGACTTCCCTTGACTGGAGGTCATTCCTATCCAAAGTATCTGTCGCTTGGTAAACATCCAAGTTATTACGAGCAATGCCCAGAAGTCTTTGGATTTCCGAGACTTCGTTTTCATTTAGAAGGTCTCGATAGGTCTTTTTTGAGGTGCGCTGCATTTGAGAAAACAGACGGCGTGCCACGGCTTTAGCGATCTCATGAGACTTCTTATCTTGCTTCGTGTCGACATGCGTGGGCTTCTGGCCCTCGGGAGCCTTCTTCTCCTCACGCTTTTTAGCCTTCGCAGCCTCGGCGCGCTCTTTCTTGCTCATACCTTGAGCCCTGCTCTTGTTCAGGCACTTGAGGGGATCATCTCCGTCGTTGGTGAGGTCTTTCCACTCTCCATCAGGGTCACCGCATGGGCCTACGATGTCACCGGGCTCGAAGGTCTTCTTGGTGCCGTCCTCCTTCTCAATGGTCTTCTTGACCGGAGAAATGGCAACCCAATCGCCCCCTTTGGCTTTGTCGGAGAACCAAGTGTTCAAGCCATCTCCCTTGTCCGGGTCGGGACCGGGCTTGGCAGCTTGACGGCTCGTGAACCATACGCGGCGGGCGACCTTGTGGGCGATGTCTTTCATGAGCGTGTGCCCCAGGATGGAGGGCCTCTCGAAGCTGCGATCCTTGTCCAGATACGGAACGAAGTCACACTGCCCTGGAGTGGGCTTGGGGGTCTTGGGAGAGTTCGTCCACCAACACGAGACGAGGCGAGCTTCGTTCTTACGAGAGTCTACCGCAAACACGATGGTGATCCCTGACCTGCTGCCCTCAAACCTCGCAGCTTCTCCATACGCGAGGTCTGTCATGAGCTTGCGCTGTTCGCCGGTGAGGCTCTTGGGCTTCTTGGCGCGAGCCTTGTACCACTTGTCGAACTCGACGAACACGTCCTGAATCTCGGGGAGCGTAATCCCACGGAGGTTCATACGGTACTGAGCGTGGGAGGTGAGGAGGACCTTCGAGAAAAGGTCTGCCTTGGCGTTGAACCTCTGCGGAGGATAGATCAAGTCCGCTGCCGAGTTCGAGAGGTCCTTACCCTTTTCGATGTCTTCGATGAGTTCCTGCTTGACGCGCTCGGGGAGCTTCTCTGCTTCCACATCCCTGATGATGTGGCAGGGGCCACCTGGGAGACCCAGGGCATAGGGCGTGCGAGCTTCCTTGACCACCTGAAGGTAGTCTTTGACCGCTTGAGAGGCCAGCATGACGCGCTCGACCTTGACCGGGATCTCATCCAACCTCCAGACGCACTCTTCCGGGTCGCAGTAGTCGGGCTTGATGGGGGTCGTGAAGACTACTGCGACCTTGCGGTTCTTGGCGCGACCTAGAGTGGTCTGCTGTACGCCGGGAACGAAGGGAGAACCTTCCTTGACCGCGTACACGCCGCTGATGAAAGACGACGCCATGAGGGTACCCGAGTGGCGGATTGCCTTCGCACCGGACATATCAGTGAAGTGGATGTATCGAGTCATGGTTCAGTCCTTTGCTTTCCAGCCGCCGCCGAGATCATTGTAAACCTTAACTGCAAAACCATTCGAGTAAGCGCTGGGGTGTTTCTTGAAGCCCTTGCCGTCATTAGGAGACTCGTAGGTCTTGTCACCTACTGAGAGGCTCTTACGGTCGCCCCGTACAAGCTCTTGAACCTTCTCCCAAAGGTCAGGATTGGTGGGCTTGTTTTCGGCTACGAGAACGCGAGATGCGACACGTGAGGCCATCTGATCCGTCATAACACGGGTAGCGACTCTTTGGGCCATTGTGGCTTGTCTGGGCATGAAATGATCTCCGTATCCGAAGTCGTAGAAGACCTCACCGTCACCGTAGTCTTCGAGTTCTGAGTTGTCTTTGGCTACATCAATGAGGTACTCTACATCTGCCCCTGACACTGGACTATAAGAGGAACCGTCCCAATGGAGGATGTTACTCGCCGGGATCGTGTCCTCGACGAAGTAGGCTTCGCCTCGTGAGTCTCTGGACCCGGCCTCGTCTACCTGAAGCTCCATCCCTCGGGGCACCTTGACCTTGAGCGCGATGGGAATCAAGCCGTCTTCAAGCGGCGTATCCGAGTTGGCCTCTGCCATGTCCCACAGTTTGCCAATCCAAAACTTGACAGACTTGAAGTCGCACAGGAAGATGCGCCCTGAAGAGTGCCCTCGGTAGGCTCCACCGAAGTTAGAACCTCTGCCGGGTACGAGCCCAGACGAGCCTATACCTTCGAGGTTCCGAGCGTAGGTGACGTGGTATGCGATGTCAGTCATTCAGGTTCTCCAGATAGCGCCTGAGTACCGCTTGGGAGAGGTCTTGAGTCGACTTCTTACCCTGATTGTCTAGGTAACTGTCTGCCATGCAGTGAGGCGAGTCGGGGTTCTTATGCTTGCAGTAGATGCTCCAAGCCAGCGCGTAAGAGTACCCTGGGTCTTTGCCCTCGTCCTCGAATTTCTTGACGTACTCCTCGACCTTCTTGGGTAGGTTTTTTGCCGTGCGATCACGAAGCATGTGGGAGAGGTAGGTCGAGGCGATACGGGAAGAGGTTTTTTGCATGAACCAGTGTCCTTGAATTTTCTCTTTGATTTGACGGGGAGGGTCAATCTCCTCCTCGAAGCTGCTAGCAGGGATGTCGCCTATCCACTCGGCGTCCGTCGCATTGCCTGCGACTGTCACGAAGACATCCCCGAAGATGTTCTCCACGAGGTATCCAACCTCGAAGCCGTCTATGGGCCTCTTGAAGCGAACGTAAGTACCCTCTTGGAAGACCTTGGGCTCCTCCAAGAGTTCGGGCGTCTCCTTGGAGAAGGTGATCATGGCGGGGATATGAGTGAACCCCGCTTCCACTGAAGCATTGTAGCGATGAATGCCGTCCGAGATGCTGTATTTGTAACGACCACCCTCGTTTCGAGCTAGAGACACCGCAGGGAGGGCTACCCCACGCTCTATCCCCTCACGGATGCGCTCGATACGGGGAGGGTTCCACACCTTTTGGGGTTCAATCTCCCTGAGAGGTACGATGTGGAGTTCTTTCCACGTAATGAACCCATACGCCTTGGCTTCCTCCAACTCGCGCTCTGCGTCCCGATACGCGCGTCTGGAGGCGTCTGATCGGTCCAGCTTGTAGTGCGTCTTGGGCATGTTTACTTCCCCTTGAAGCCCAGCGTATCTTTGAGGAAGCGGGTGATGTCCTCGCGCTCACGCATGAGGTCTTCACGATCATCCCAGAGGCCCGAGTGGTCCACGCCCTGGTCTTGGTAGCGTTCGATCTTGTCCGACAACGCTTCAATCCTCTCGTCGAGGCTCTTGAGGACCTTACGAGACATGAGATCCGTGGTCGGATAGTCTCGCCTGGAGCTGTTGTTGCCCCTGTTGAGGTCTTCCTGACGGTAGAGGTCATACGCGAACTTGGGGTCAACGCGAGCGATGTGAGGCAGCTTCTCCGCGAGGAGACGACGCACGACGTTAGCTGCCCTTTGCGCGGTCTTACCCATCTTCACGTTACGAGCCAGGGTCTTGACCGCTCGTTTCCACTTGGTGTGATCGTGATCTTTCATGAGACGGAAAAACTCGCGTCCCTGTGTGGGGTCAATAGGAGCGCCCGTAAAGCGGGAAGGCATGGCGTGTCGAGGGTTCTGCTTGATCCATACCATATACCTCTTGAGGTCGTCCCTGTCCCTGGAGGTCAAGGCGTGGGTCCAGGCTTTGAACACCACGGGGTGCAGGTCTCCGGGGACATGCTTGAGATACCTTCGGAGTTCAGTGATCTCATCGGCTACGATGGTATCGTACTCCAGGGTACGGAGAGAGTGCGGTAGTCCGACCTCATTCCCGTACATGGAACCTCTCTCTTCGATGTCACGATACAAACGGAACAGGTATTGAGCGTAGTGACGCATCTCGTGACGCAGGAGATCTTCGAGCTTGGAGACCAACTCACGAGCGCCCGGACGAGTGCTTACGTCATTGGGCATGTCAATCATGACTAGAGGGTCATCCGACACCGAGATGAAACCTCCGTTCATCTCACCCCTGGAGAGGGTCAGTTTCATTGAAAGGGGAGGGAGGTCTTTGAAGGTGAACTCGTCGAGTTCTCGATACCACCCGTCGAGTTCCACGTCCAGAGGGTTGTCAATGCCACGATCGTTACCCTTCCAGGGGCGGAACATTGCCTCGACTTCAGAAAGCTCCCTGAGCCTCGCTTCACGTTGCTCGTAGGTCAGGTTCTCTCCTTCGTAGCGACGCATCTTGTCTTGGTAGTCCCTGGAAACGCGGCGAGAAGTGATGCCCGTCTTGCGAATCCAAGGACCCACTGTTTGCTGGAACCTGAAGTCGTCCAGGGGAGTCGTCAAGGTGTCCGGCCCGTAAGACAGCAGAGCTTCATTGGAGGGTAAGAGCTTCACCTTGAGCGGACCCTGGGACGTATCGATCGTCTCCTCTCTTTGATAGATCATATCCTCATTACCCATGTCCCTGAACATGGCTTTGAGCTTGAGGAGTTCGTTCACCGCGATCTTGATCTCCATAGAAGACATGGGCGCGTCTTCGTACTGAGACGAGGGGTCTGGAGCCTGCACTTTATCGCGCTCAAGGTCTATGATATCTTCCATACGGCGCGCGATACGTCCCTGGAACCACTTCAGGGCCTTGGCATACATGACGGGAGGCGGCTCAAGCTTCCCTGCCATGAGGTACCTGCTTGCGACTCTGGAGGCAAGAGAAGCGTTCTTCTCCTTCTCGTCTGCGGCTTCCATCTGCTCCTTGACCTTATTGGCCCACCGCTCGCCGGGCTCACCTCCCCAGAGCAAGTCACTCACGTACATGTTGGACTTGAGCTGCTCCTCCTGGGTCGTGAGCTTACGAGCCTTGGCAATGTTCTTGCCGTGACGCGCGAAGAACCCTACCATCTGCCCGATGACTTCGGGGGACACGTTGGTGCGGTTCTTCAGGTTCGTGGCGCGCTGGACTCCAGACCCAATGCCCTGCTCACTGGCCTCTTCAGCCGTAAGACCCGCCTTGTCGCCAGATTGCTCTTTGCGGAGTTCAAGACCACGCTCGGCAGCGTCGGCTACGCCTTGGGGTGGTTTGAAGTCAATGTGCTCGTACTTCTTGGGCACGTTTGCTGTAATGAACATGGTAGAGCCTCTTGGATGGAATCAGCTAGTCATTCACTTTGAGGTCTACACAAAAAGAAAAGCCCCCGGAGTGTGTTCCGGGGGCCTCTGCTCTAACTGTACGTGAGCCTCACTTAAGAGTCACGGTTACTTCCATGTAGTTCTTGTCGCCTTGCTCAACAAAAACGCCTTTGATGTGCTTTTCGTACTCTTTAAGGTAGTTCATTATGCGCTCTTCCGCACGTTCCTCCTCGAAAGAAACGGCCTCCTCATAGGAGTTGGACTCGCCCGGATCGTCACCATCCTCGTCTTCGTAGTAGTCGTCATACTCACTACCGTCTTCGTCGAGGTTGGAGCGGTAGCTTCCATAGATGAAGCTCCCTTCGAGAGTGGGACTACTAACGTAACGTCCTCTCCCCGAGTCCAGACTTTTCAAGGCGTATTCGAGTTCAGACATGATCTGGCCCCGAATGTAGGCAGGGTCCTTCTTACGGCGCTCTTCCTCTTCACGAGCCTTCTCTTTCTCAAGACGGAGACGCTCTTTCTCCTCTTCTTCCCTGCGCTTGCGCTCCATTTCCTCACGGTAGTAGCTCACGAGGTCTTCGTCCCAGATCGCTCCCCACCATGAAATCTCCAGATAGAGATCGCCATTGTACTCCGAAAGGTCGTCGAGTTGAGCCACACAAACCTTATCCACCGAATAGGTTTGTGCGATAATCACAGCAAAGGTGTGGGCCTTGGACCGAGATAGCTTTAGGTTTGTGTTGGGAAGCCTCAGTACGAGACGAGCCCACGCCTGACCGTCCTCATCACCCTCGTCAATTACCGCGCCACGCGTGCTCTCTGGCTCTGCTTCGAATATCCCTTCCAGTTTGCGCCTAAGAGTCTTGCCCAAGGTTTCGGCCAGACTGCCATTTGTTGCGTGCCGAATAGCTAAATTGTATTTACGATCGATTGAGCGCTTCTGGAGGTCACGCACGTAGCTATTCTTGCCGAACACCTGCTCGTGCAGGTACATAGGGCGCCCTGAAGGGTCAAAACCTAGAGGCTCAATCTTACCTCCAGCGATCTTGTCCGATCTATCTCGGATATGGGTATCTTGACGATCGAGATTTTTCAAGAGGGTTCGGAGGTGCGGGCGAAGCTCAGGGTTCGTGTACCCGAGTTTGATGAGTTTATTTGACAGTTTGTCCATGAGGTATTCCCTCAAGAGCCGTAAGTGAACGGAATGTAACAGTACCAGAGGTGGTGAACGTCGTCAACCCGAACACACTCGATGCCTTGGCGAGCGAGGTTCGCCGCGTCGAAGCTAGGCATGGTCGTCAGAAAGCCGCGCCCGAACCTCTGCCCACGACGGTCATGACTCGCGACGCCGAAGAGGATGGTGTTATTGCCCATAGCCACGGTGTCTCGGAAGTCACCCAGGTTCATGGGGCGAGAGGCGTTCTGGAAGATACCTCCAGTGTTCGCCGGGAAGTACCCCCTCCCTCCGGCCATCTCTGCCGCAGGGGCATCATGATCGAAGCGAGCCATCCAAGTGTTTACCTTCGTGCGCGTCGAAGAGTTGAGCTTGAGGTCATTGAGCTTGAGACCCTGACTCGACACCTTGAGGACCTCATCCAACACAGGACGAAGGTGGTCTCGAAGGTCAGGATGCTCATGTCCCAGACGAATGAGTTGTGTTGCGAGCTTGTTCATGGTAGGCTCCAAAATGAGGGTAAGTGGGTCACTTCAACTTGATTGCGAGAAGAAACCTGTTGGCGTCATCCATGTCCCCTTCGATGTTCATCTTAGTGATCATAGACTTGAAGGGTCGCAGCTCGGCTTTCAGAAGCTTCTCAACGGCCTCGTTGGCACGGTCAACCGCTGAATAAAAATTGGGATCGTCAAAGAGGTCTGGTACTCTCTCGTCATAGAAATCCACGAGGATCTCATTTCTTTCAGCACGACCTTTACCGGGGAGGTCGATTCCGTTTACATAGATGTTACGATCCTTGCGGAGAGCTTCCTTAAGAGCAGGAACAAGCTTCTCAATACTTGGGGCTGATTTAGCACGCTCTTTTTTCTCTTGGGCAGGCGATTCGGCTTTCTCCTTCTCGGCTACCATCTTATCGTACTCAGCTTGTGTGACCAGCTTGTGTTTCTTGGCTTCAGAGCTTAAAGCCTTCGTCAAAACCTTTTTGAAGTTCTTGTAGAGAACGTCATCCACATGATCAGCAACTCCATCCCAATCCGGGTCTGAACCCGGTTTGACGTAGCGTTTCAAATCTAGCGGCAGGGAAATGTCCTTTGCACCCTCTAGTTCTACGGTAAGTACCTCTGGCTTCTTATCATACCAAGCTACATACAGATCAAAGCTATGAGGTCTACCTCCCTTGGAAGGTGAAACTAGAGAGGTATCTACCTCGATTAGCATGTAATGCTTATTCCAGTTGATGTCGAACGAAAGGTCTTCGACACCTTTGACTTGACGGACCAAAGATTCTAAACCACTTGTAGAGCGTTCAAAACCCTCCGCCCAAGTTTCATACCAATCTACAGCACCAAAGTCTACCCGCGCGGCGATCTTATCCAACACAGGGCGAAGATGGTCTCGAAGTTCAGGATTCGTATGTCCGAGCTTGATCAGTTGTTTGGCTAGCTTGTTCATGTAAGGCTCCAAAAAGAAGGGGGGATAGGACATTCCTATCCCCCTTGAGGTAAAGAAGGAATCTCAATTGAGATCAGAAGGTTGGGACTCCGGTACCAGAACCGTAGCGGAACGAACCACCCGTGACATCCGAGAATGGGTTGTTACCCGTGGACTCGGCGTCGGAAGCGAGCTGCCCGTAGGTGCTCGTACCGTCTACGATGTCGGAGACCGTAGCTGAAACCGACTCCGCGACCATCGCGCCGTCTGCCGCGAAGTCGTAGGAGTAGTCGTTGAGCCAGCACGCCTCGAAGAAGGTCAAGAGAGCCTCGTTGGCGCCATCCGTCGCAGGGGAGACCTGCTTGGGAACAGAAGCGTTCGTCGCGATACGCGAGAACACAAGCTCGTGCTTGATATCAAACGGCCACTGGTGATGCTTCAGAGATCGCACGAGACCGTCAACACCACCTGCGTAACCGAACACTTGGTGCGCGTTCGCGAGGTAGAGCAACTGACGCTCGATTGAGAGCCCGATGGGGTCCGTGACACCGGGGACAAGCTCGGCAATCTGATCGCCGTAACCGATACCACGGACGGGCTCGACACTACGGGCCTCCGAAACGGAGAAGGAGGACATGACGCCCACCTGGGAGAAGGCGGCGTTATCATGAGCGACAGAGAAGATCTTGTTCTTCTGGCTCACGACGACTCGTGTGTTGGGAGTCGTGCCGCGACGGTAAATGTATGAGTCGTTGTCTCTCACAGAAGTCTCCTGCGAAGGGTTAAGGTCAGATCTTTCGCATCAACTTCTTCAAAACGGTACCGACATGAAGGTAGGACAGGAGCCCTAAAAGGAGGTATGAGGTAGGTTGCAGTCGGTATCAACCTACCTCATAAGAGGATCTTCAAAGCGTAGGAGAGGTGATGAGTAGTTTGCTCGGAGTGTGCTTTTTGAGGGCTCGAAGAATGACCTCATCCGAGCGGGTGTGAGGGTCATCTGTGGCCTCTACCTTACCACGAACCCACTCTGCCATGACGCGTCCTCCCATGCCCATCTTCTCCAGCTTGACCCCATCGGTGACGAGCATCTTGCCTTCCATTGGACGGTGGTCAAGGAAAGCCATGAGCACGTTCTTGTCAGCGCCCGAAAGCGCTGCGGTCTTGACCGAAGACATCCGCAGGTACCAGCCCGTTTGGTCCTCGAAGACAGGTACGAGGCTCTCCGCGTAGAGGTCAGCGTACTTCTTCACGAGCTTCTTACCACTACGGGAGACATTGTAGAACGTCATATCGTAGAGGTCTTTACCGTTGAGGAGCACCTCAACGTAGTTGCCTCTGGAGCGCTGCTTGTTTGGCCACTTGATGCCGAGGCCGTTCGGGAGGTTGATGTACTGCTGCACACCAATCATGGCGCCCATGCGACGGCCACCCATCTGCTGATAGATGGTCTTAGCGATGGGGTTCATGGAACCCGCCTCACGCGTCTGAGCTTGCACCGGAGCACGGTTCTGGACCACGTGAGGCATCTCGTCCACCTCGTCGCCCCAGTAACCAAAGGTATCCACCGTGTTGTCTACGCGGTACGTCGGAGCCACCGTATTATGAGAGTCGAAGTTGTCGTTAGCGAAGTAGCCGGGGATCTCATACCCTGACATGCGCTGATGCCCCGAGTCGGAGAAGTCATCCGAGAGCAGGTAGTGCTGCTCGTCTACTTGCCAATTAGAGTCCTTTTTTTTTGACTCGTCGTCTTCCATCTCTTCGTCTTCACCTGCGATGGATACCATGTCCATCGTGTCTTCGTGACGACGAGAGGGGTAGTACGTCTCATTCTTGGAGAGGTCTCCGTAGAGAGAATCCATCTGCTTCATGACGTCTACGAGAGACATCTCAGTGCGACCTCCCATAGATGCTTCGATCGCGCGAAGAGTGTGGGCAGCGCGGTTGAAGTAGTAGGTCTGGTTGTCGCTCTGGTTGCCGTAGATGTCGTCGATAACCTCTTGAACCTGCTCGTAAGTGAGTTCAGTCCAGGGGATCTCCCTCGCCTCGCTTTGACGCAAGAAAGCTGCGACCTTCGGGTCACGCTTGGTCGAGGCTCTACGATTGTTCAGCCGACGCTTTTCCCGTTCCAAAAGCTTCTTCATTGCAGGCAAATCGTCCATCAACCTTCGTTCATCTGCACTCCCAAGATCTTGATAATAAACACTAAGCATGGAATCAACATCGCCACGAGGCTCTCTTGACCCTTGTCCTGGGGGGTAAAGAAACGCCTCCAACTCGTCGTGAAACTTGTCCAAAGCGCTTGAAGAAGCGCTCTTGAGGTTGCGGCGAGAGAAGTAATAGGTGGAGTTGAGGGACTGATCGCCGTAGATACGGTCCACTTCCTTCTCAACGTCCTCAAGGGGAGGCATGATGTTCTGCATCCCGGCTTCAAGGGAAGCCAGAGCCTTGCGGATCTCTAGACGCTGTGCGTCCGTCGCTTCCTCCGAGGCGGCGAAGCCTTGCAGGCCCGCGATCTTGGCACGGATTCGAGCTTGACGCTCCTTGGCGGCGGTCTTTACGCGCGCCAACTTCGCTTCTACGATACGAAGCGCGCGTTCAATCTCTTGCATGTCTTTCATGGGGTACCTCGGTTCGCGAGCGGAGATGCTCTATGCATTGAGTAGAAGTTCTGTGACCAGTTCGTACAAAAAAACTAGCGCACAACACTCAATGACCGAGGTGTATAAGAAGATGCTTGCGGTTCAGCCCCCGCAGATAGGCGCCTTCGATGAACACTGAGCCGTAGGAGAAGGGACGCGGCGAACCAGAGGAGAGAACCCATAGCGAGGGTTCCCATCCCAGTACCGAACCCTGACACGGTTCAAACCCGCGTCAAGGTCTACCCCAAGGGCCTTGGCGGTTCCGTAGGACATATCCATGACTCCTCGGTACTTACCCGGCCTCCGCTTGAAGAACTCGCCGGGTTGCCACTTGCCATCGATCCGGCGCTTGATGAGGTAGCCCCCCTTACGCCTGAACATGGCCGCCCAACCCCCTCCGGCTCGGTCGTAAAGCTTGGCGCCATACGGACCACGATCGTTGACCCTACAGTACGTCCAGTTGCCAGTGAGGACATCTTCCACGATGACCGTGGAGTTCAAAGGAAGAGACCGTGACGCACAGGTGTGATCCTCGGGGTTGAACTTCTCACCCGTGGCGGTCTTCTTCCCATGCATCCCCTTCTCACCCGCGCCGTAGAACGAAGCTAGCCCCTCCTGCTGAACAGGAGGAAGCTGCACGACGTACTGAGGCTCCGGGGCCGCTACGGGTTCCGGGGTAGGGTTGAAGTACAGAGAGATCGTAACGAAAGCGGCTTCGAGTACCTGATGAACGTTCATCCTGCTTCTCCTAGAAAGGACTTGAGGGTCACCCAGGTCCTCTCGTGTTCGGTCTCCGTGAGACCTCGTTTAGACATGAGCGTGGCGTCGTCGACGGCAAGCCACACGTCTTTAAGAGTGTCATTATCCAGGGTTGATCGAAGCCTGTCAAGAGGTAAATCCGTAACCAGGGGAGATCTCTTGAAGACCATAGACAAAGACCCTGCCTCCCACTGACCTCCCATATACCCTGCGGCGTACACCTCGGGTAGACAGGGCATGTTGGCCTTGTACCGGACGAAGCCGTCGTGTTCGTCCAAGACCTCGAAGGGAGGCTCATCCGGCAGTACGGAAGAGAGGCGGATCTCTTCCTCGAAGATGGCCGCTGCCTTACGAATCCCTTGAAACTGAGCTTCGACCGAGGAACCCTGTTGTTGCATCATCCCCTGAGCCTTCTCCAAGAGCCTGCGGTCATATGCCGGGAGAACAGACAAGCCCACGACCCCGAGCCTCGTGTAGAGGTCAACCGCACGTACCAACCCTGCGGTTCTCGTCTCCAAGACGAGTTCGGGTCGGCTAAAGAGGAGGAACGCCAGGGCAAAGTCCATCGTCGAGGTGTGGTTGATGATCATCTTGGGAGGGAAAGAGTCTCCTAAGATCACACGTTCGTAGAATTGAGAGATCGCGGAGGGACCTAGTGTACCTCCGTCTTCGAGGCTCCCCGCGCCAGTCTTGAAGCACAAGGTGCCTTCTTTGTAGCCAGAGAAGGAAGGCAGAATGTCAAGAGTTTTTTCTGTCATCTGAATGTGACCTCATGGTGTGTGTGTTCAAGGTGAAGATGGCCCACCTGTCGGGGGTCATGAGATCAACG